ATGTGTGGGATAACAGGGGGCACTGCCGGTGCGGGAGCAGGCGGCGGTGCTACAGGAGCAGGCGGCGGTGCTACAGGTGTTGGTGCAGGAGCTACTTGCGGAATGGGCGGAGGAGGTGGCGCTACCGCAACTGGTGGTGGTGTAGGAAGAGGCTCTTCAAAAACTACACGCTCTGGTTCTCTAACCGGCACAGGCGTTGGTGGTAGAATTAATTCCGGTATCGTTGTTGGCGACGGCACGGGCGTAGGCATCGGCGGCACAGGAACCGGAGCAGGTGCTGGAACCGGAGCAGGTGCTGGCGCGGGAGCAGGCATTGGCTGCGGTACTGGAACTGGCGCGGGCGCAGGCATCGGTAAGGGGGGCACGTTCGGTTCCGCAATAATCGGGCCAGATTCACCGGGCATACGCTTCGGCGGGTTTACAGGTGTTGGCAAAGGAGTCGGCAAGGGAGTCGGCACAGGAGTCGGCACCGGAATGGGCGCTTGTTTTACCGGTGCTTTTACAGCAGGTGCAGGCTTAATAATCGCCGGGTTTATCGGCGGTATAATTATCTCAGGTAACGCCGGAAGTCGGCTGCCCATTGTAAACCTGCTAAAATCGACCATCAGAAAACTCCTTGAAAACGTTGTGGCCGTGCAATGGGGCTAAACCCCTTAACCATTCCGCCACGTGCCATACGCTTGGCAGGCGTTTCCCCAGCCTTAGACAAAGCAATAGCAACTGCTTGATTTTGCTCATAGCCCTCGTCCATCAATTTCTTGATGTTCTGGCTCTTCGTTTTGTTGCTACTACCCTTCTTTAACGGCATCTCAGCAACCTATGTAACTACCGCCGCGCTTTGCAGCACCCATGCCACGTGCAGTTAGCTTGGAACCCGGCGCTTTGCCATCTTCCATACGCATATCTGAATACGGCGCATCAGCAGTCTTGCCGTATGGAATACGACCCTGCTTATCAATCTGTGCATACTCGACTGGCTTTGGTCCGTCTTTTGGTGCGGAACCGTTGACCTTAACAACTGATTTCATTCTAACCTCCTCGGTTCTTTAATAGCTCACGCTGCAACGCAGCATCAATACGAGCCTGTGTTTGACTTTCTTGCGAACTCAACCTGCGGTCAAACTGACTTGCACGTGTCTGCTGGTTCTGTGCGTCAAGCTGTACCTTGGCTTGGTCAATCGCTTGGTCGGCCTGATCGGCTTGAGCCCTAATCTGTAGCTCTTGCTCTTTAAGCTGTACCAACGGATCAGGAGCGCCCGCTCCCGACAACTGACCAGATAGTTCTTTAACTTGCTGTAACCCTTCCGCTACAAACTGTGCCGTCAACTTCTCAATCTCTAGCATCTCATCGTCTGTTGCGGGCTGGCCACCTTTTTGCTGCATCTGTTGCAAATATGCAACTGCCGCTTGTTCTTTCGCCGCAATCTGTACGTGTTCCATAACGTGCTTCTGCAACGACATGGCAACCGGTGGCATACCACCAACCATGGGCGACGAACCAAATACCAAGTGCGCTGTAATATGCGCCTGATGGTTCTGACCCTCAAAAGCATGTAGCTGCAACATGTCCAACGCATTGATGTTCTCTTGCGCCGGATCAATAGGCATGGGCTCTTCTTGTGGGACCGACTTCATAATTCGGTCAATGTCAGTCACGCCCAACGCTTCGTACATGTCTCGGAAAACTTCAGCTAGGTTGTGAAGCTCCGGTGCCTGCGTAGCCAATTGTAACTTGGTTTGCGCCAATACAATACGCTGCGCTTGGCTGAAAATATTAGGATTACTTACAGGTACGACATCTACACGATCATCAAAGTCGCTTTGCATGACACGCTCGTCACCACCCGGAACCGCATACGGATACCGTTGCGGCAAACTCTCGGACATAACACGCGCCAGAATCCTAAACTCCTGCCGCATCGCATAATGCAACCGCTTGTGAACAGCACTCATCACACGAGTGCCCTGCTCCATCATAGCAATAGTTGTGCCAACAGCAGCCTGCTGATTACCGTCGCCTACTTTAAGGTCCGTGATCGTTGCAAAACGCTGTCCGGCCTGCACAACAAAACCAAGCAAATTAAACAAGGTTTGGTCGGGACCCTTAAATGGCAGCGGCATCAGGCTGTCACGTATAGCCCCACCGGGTGCGTCCACATCTCGGAACTCACCGGGCTGCAACGGGTCATCGTCATCCCTGATCCGTAGTCCGCGGGCTTTGAAACCCGCAGGGAGGTTGGACAACGTACCAGCGTCGATCAACTGTCGCAGCGCCGCCGTGGCAGTTCGTGACAAACCGCCAATGGTGTGAATCAAACCTAAACCATAAAACCCGAATCCGGGTAAAAACTTAAAGTGCGTGAAGTATTGTATCTTTTTACGCAACTCGTCTTCTTCACGATAGTTGCGTCGGATCGACAACACCTGACCGTTGTCCTCGGAAATGGTAACAACGTAAGGAATCTTGATACCCGTAGGTTCACCGTCGTCGTCTAAATCTTCGTATCCTTCCAAATCCAAATCGACGTGGCATTCCAAAATGGTGCAGTCATAATCAATCTGATTCGGCTCCATGCCCTCAATTCGATCTAACTCACCGTCCAAATCAGACATTTCTTTCTGGGCAGGCAACACCTCAACGTCTAAATACGTGCCGTTTATCTGGCGCTTACGCAAATCGTTGAGCGACATGCGCACAACCTGCGTAATATTAGGACATGTTTCGAGGTCCGAGGTCTCATACGGAACAACCAAGTTCTCCGCAGGCACAAACTTAGATACCGCACGACCCAGCGTTTCATCATAATACGTCTTTTTAAACGTAGAACCCGCCAGTGGGAGGTAAAACAACATCTGATCCATGTCCGGCGTGTATTCTTCCATCACATTTGTGATGTAGTAATTCATAAACTGCTGTACACGCGACGCCTGCTGCGTCTTGGAAACAGTGTCCTTACCCATTACTACGGTGCGCACGGGCCCCGAAGCAGGTAACAATTCGTTAAAAGCTTGTGCTTGGAACTGCGTAGCAGCTTCAGCAAGCAACGGATGAGTTACTCCGGAGGCTCCACGAAAAGGCTGGGTGCGCTCATCATAAGTAAAGCCCAAAAGCTCCAGACCGTTAGTGTAAGCATCTTCCCACTCTTGCCGACTAGCCTTGTTCGCATCAAACTCAGATAACAAGTCGCTTGAAATACGGGCCAGTTCCCTGTCCGGTATCTCTTCAGCCAAGTTCATGTAAAAATCGTCGCTGACGCCACGCTGATCCTGTGGGTCAAAATCTATAACGACACCGCCGTCGTCTTCTGGGCTGATCTCAATGGAACCAACGTCAGTTGCTTCGATGTCAGCCATCACAACGTTGGAACTATCCGGCAACTCAAGCTCTACTTCAGCCGTTAAATCGTCCACGTCTAGTTGCGATGGTACATCCATCAGTCCTGCATTTGGTTTACCATTTGCCATTGCCGCTCCTAATGATCCGAGACAAAGTAGCCATAAGAGTCACGCGGGAAATATAAGTCCATATCCGCATCTTTGTCACTCTCAAACCTACGTTCATTCGCAGGTCGGGCCATAATCGCCTCTAGTTGCTGGAATATCTTACCATCAACCATCTGTGTTAGTTGTTGTGGTGTAGCATTAATTCCAGCTTGTTTAAATAAAGAAATGCCCACCGCGTTATTGCGCTTGTCTTGCGCACGGTGACGACGATCCGAAAACCCGATGTCTTCGCCAAGGTTCCCAACCGTCATAGCGGTCTTTGGGCCGTAGTCCGCGGCCACCATACTGGTGCCCAAGGCATGTCCACGGGCGTCCGCTAGTTCTTGAGGAGTAGGCAAATCTTGGCGACCGGCTGGCCGACCATGACGATTTGGACCTGCGATAGGGTCTTGAACTAGCGGATAACCGTAATCGCTTGAAAGAGTTTCAAAAAAAGTAGGGTCGTCCCCGTAATATGTTTCGCGGGCCGCGGAGCCCGGATTACCCGACGCTCTTATCTCTGATTGTTTATCAGCATTAAACTGTGCGCCTTCCGGCGGCGAAGCAAACGGCGTATACTGTTCAAGAAAGAAAGTGCCAACACCGCGCTCATCAAACTGTTGTTCTTGCTCTGGGACTGTAGTATCGTCTAACACTACAGTTGCACCGCCGTCCTCATAATAGGACACGAATCCGCCCGCTCCAAGGTTCACCGCAGGACTATTCATTCACGAGCCTTCCCATAAAAAGTTAATAATACATTTTCACTTTAACATGGTTTTCTTCATCTTCCCAGTCATCAGTTGGTAGCTGGACAAAGTTTCCTTGTCTATAGCGCATAAGCGCCTGCGTCATACTATCAACCAAATCATCGTGCTCTCCATTAGGAAAAGCCGCGACCTCTTCAATTAATTCATCTGAAAAAGTCTCATCGGGGGCCCAAACCATCCCTGCTTCAAACAATGGCGACACACTGTGTACTCGACTCACCTTATCGTTACCACGACTCGGTGTAAAGTTTACAACCGGGATGCCCATGTTCCGTAGCTCGTGGGTCAACGGCATACCACTAGCCTTGGCCTCCACTATTACCGTATCAGGCTCCCAAAATTGGTAACTCTCAAGCGCAACTTGTTTTAACTCAGGAAAATCCCAACGTCCCTTTTTACTGTCCAATAGGATCAGGTTGGGACCCGAACCACCCTCGTTCGGATAAAATACACCCCACGTCGTAATCGCAGAATAATCCGCCGTCTCCCTTTTACTAAACGCCGTATCGTAACTCTGAATCACATACTCAAGCTGCGGTATCTTCGCAGGCTCCCAAACACGCCACCACTCACGACGAATGATCGCATTCTCTTCACCCGTAGGATTTTGCTGATACTGAGCGTTCCACTTGGACGGAGGAATCGACGCCTTAACCGCGGTCAAATCTTCCAAACTCCAAAATTCTGGCCAGCACGGAGTCCCATCCTCAAAAATAGCAGGCAACTCCACAACTTCCCATTGATCCGCCAACGGGTCCTTGGCCATCGCACGTAATAACTGACCCGTCATGTCCTTCTCAGACCACCTAGTCTGAACCAAAACAATACTGCCGCCCGGCTGCAAACGCTGACGTGGACCACCCGTGTACCAATCCCACGCATCATCAAACCCGGAACTCGACATCGCCGTCTGCTCCGAATGCGGGTCATCAATAATCACCAAATCACCACCACGTCCCGCCAAGTTAGAACCCACACCAACCGCGTAGTACATACCACCCTTGTTCGTGTCCCAACGACCCGACGCCTTACTGTCAGCCGCAAGCTTTACCTCCGGAAAAATCTCCTTGAACTCGTCCGCCTCAATCAAATTCTTCGTCTTACGGCCAAAGTTAACCGCTAACTCAGTCGTGTGCGTCGCCTGAATGATCTTCTTTTTCGGATCGCGGCCCATGAACCACGCCGGGAACAAAAAGGATGCGAACTCAGACTTCGTGTGACGAGGTGCCATGTTAATGATAAGACGCTTCAATTCGCCCTTAGCCACCCTTTCAAGCTTCTCTGCAATGATTTTATGATGACGACCCGCGATGAAGTCCGGCCAAACTGTTTTTACGAAAGTTAAAAAATCATCACGGCACTTCTCGTTCTTTTCAAGCTGCGCAAGCCGAAGCTCAAGCTTCAGTTTTTTCTCTTCGATCAAGGTATTTTGCGCTGCACTCATAGGGGTCCCTAGCTAATTTTTCATACGCAGTTTTCAATGTTTCACGTGAAACAATTTGCGATGTTCCACGTGGAACATACCACGCATTATATGCGATTTTAAGCACAAATATAAGACAGTTAATTCTGATTCAAAATAACGCATAAATATTTGCGAGAAACATGGCCCAAGCCTCCGCTCCGTAAACGCGGGGCCATGCGCCCCGGATCGCGGTTTTTGGCTCTCGCTCCATGGCATTTGACCCGATAGCCGGGGGACCCTGCGCGATTATCCCGGCGGATGGATCACGGCCAGCGGCCAGCGGATGGAAGGCAACCGGCACCGGATAACTGGCACCGGCCACGGTGCGCCGTCCGCGGTTTAATTTTCACCGGCTGGGGTCAGGGATCGGGGACCGGAGCCCGCCGCCAACGGCCAACGGGGCACGGCCCACGGCCACGGGATCGCGGCCCGTAGGTTTGGGGAAGGGTGCGCGGGGCGGGGCCCGCCTTGTTTAACTGCGAAACACTAGGCAATAAAAAAGCCCGCACGGGGCGGGCTTAGTGTTGGCGCTGGGGTGGCGTTAGTGGCCAGCGTCCACCAATTGCTGGGCGAGTTTCTGCGCCTTAACATAAGCCGCGTCGGCTTCGTCTTGGCGTCCGCTCATCATCATCATGCCCATAAACTGCAATTGGAAAAGCAGCGACTGGGCGGGCGTGGTTTCGGTTTTCTTTTCGGCTTCCATCAATCAAACCTCGCGATCTTAGTTTCACGGGTTGCACGGTCACGAATTGCGGCGATGCCGTATTCATAAACGAAACACTCGAAACCTTCGAAGATGAAACGCGCCAGCGGTGGCAATGCTGGATCGTCGTCATGTTCGCTTTGGTACGTCCCGTTGTGATCGTCAATAGTACCGCCGAAGGGATAACAGAAACCGCCGAACTGGTAGGCGTTATCCATACCAGCCGCGATGGCGTCCAACGTTAGGGCGTCACCCGCTTCGATACAAGCTTGGCAAAAGAAGTCGGGAATGATCCCGCAAGCTTCCGCCAATTGCTTTGGCGTTGCCCCGCCAATGTCCGCATCTTGCGCTGGATTAAAAACCCGATCCAATAAGATATCGGACGGGCGTATATTTAAAGTGTGTACATTTTCCATTTTATTTACTCCGTAGTTGCGGCGGCTTTATTGCCCCCGCGTATGTGATTATATGCGATAACTTTTGAAAAAGTAAATCCCCAATAAAAAAGCCCGCACAATGGCGGGCTTTGGGTTGGCAGTCGGGGCCGGTTATGAGTGCGTGTATCCGTCGGGTTCAATACCTAACCACATGCCGGACCAACGCACCAACACGCAGCCGGGTCCGGGTTGGACAGTGGCGCGAAATTGCCGATATGTCATTCCCCCGTGGCCGCCGCGTTTCCAAACTCGGACCAATGCGGCCCGCTGGTTTTTATTTAAAAACACCATTACGCGGCCACCTTATCCAGCAGCGCACCGGCTTTTCGCTCGACTTCAATGCGGGCGTCTTGGTGGGGAATGTCTCGCGCTATTGCGGTGATAGCTTGCGCGGCATCCCATACCGTTTCGACTGGGCGGCCTTCTTCTTTCAAGTGTCGGGCGTTTGCAGCTTTTGCCATGCGTCCAGATAATCCGGCCCGCTTGCTTAAAAACTCTAAGCGGCTTTCATCATCGTGCGCAATCTTGGCAGCTTTGGCAGCTTGAACACCTTCGACAAATGTCGCGGTTGATCCATGCGCAAAGCTTTCCAATGCTGGACGGGCTTCCATCGCGAAACGATCCGGCGCGAATTTGGTGTGCCTAATCTTAATTTCTTGGAAGTTTTCCACGCCCCATAGGTTGCGATTCATGCAAACCCCGCGCAGATACATCGCGGCAATGCCCGCCGTCTTGCTACCGGTTTCACTGTTCCAAGCGTAAAACCCGCGGAACATTAAATCGGGTTCGCCGTTCGGCAGCTTACCGACTTCGATAGGGTTGCGGTCGTCAACTAAGAAAACGAAAACGTCGCGGTCGCTGGCGAATAGCGTGGTCGTTTCCATTGTTACTGGCACGTCGGGATCGTAAACGGCTAAACCGTCGCGGCTTCCCGTCATCATGCCCGGCACTTTCCAGCGTCCGCCGCTGGCGTCCACTAGGTTCTTAACCGGCTCTAATATTTCCCAGTCAAAAATCCGGCCATAGTCTGGACCCGTCGCCGCACGTAGGTCGCCGCCGTCGGATTGGCTTCCGTATACCTTCACCAGTTCGCGGCCACGGTTATAACGCAAACCCCATTGGATACAGTCCGCCGCCAATGGTGCGGGCAAGTCTTTAAGGTATCCGGCAGGCGCTCCCGATAGTTGGGACAATTGGCCAAAACTCCAATTGGTTGGGGTGTTCACGTGGTCCCGGTTATTATCGTCGGCATATTCAATTCTCAAATCGCCGCGGCTTGGGTTTGCTTCGTCGAACTCGCCAACAATCTGGATTTTGTGAGTGTCAACCGTGCGGCTTGTCATCCGCTGGGCGTCGCTCTTTTTAAAGGCCAGCATGTTATCCAACGATAAAAACTTTTGATCGTCTGGACGGCTAAACCATTGGCTACTTACTGCGCTGTTTCCGATGCCATGCGCGAAGGCGTTAGTTTGATAAGTCATAATATTGTTCTCCGTAAAAACAAAAACGGGGGCGGAATTGCTCCCGTCCCCCATAATATCGCATAAAGTTATATATAGCGCAAGCTAATATTTTGAAAAGTTATTCAAGCCCGATATCGCCCGCGACATGGTGCCGGATAATACTGCGCGGCGGTAAAGACTTCGCAAACCGCAAAAGCTTTTCGCCGTCGGTTTCATCCGGCTGGGCTTGGTTTGATGTATCGCGCCAATGCAATGCAACGTTTCCGCCGTCGGCATAACATCCGCCGCGGGTTTCTGGATCGGCGGCTTTTTTCTTACTCGCACCGTGCGCAGTAAATCCGATCACATAATTGCGATCAAGACGTGCGCACAATGGCAAACCGTTTCCACAATCGCGGCAGCTAAACCCGGCGCGGTATTCGGCGGGGCATCTTACTACCTTCACGTCCCACCCGGCGGGCTGGGTTTTCTTACCCTGCCAGCTTTCATCCGAAACAACAGTAACCGACGGGACGCCATTAATAATGGACGCGGCTGCGGCGGCTTTGTTTTCGGTCGAGAAATTTATAACGGTTTTACCTTCCGCCAGCTTTCGGTCCCAGCCATATTGGCGCGGATCAAAATGCGAGTAGGTAAAAGAAACACCTTTACGCGGAACAGCGTCCAGAAGTGCGTCCAGATAATCCGGATCAATCTTGCGCGATCCCTTCCCGCTGCAATTCATTTTGCAAGCTGCCGGACATGTCGCATATTTTTCCCCGTCGCCAGCGCGGTAGGTTACTGCGATACCCTTAGTTTTTTCGGCTCTACTCAATTCAACAGTTTTCAACATGGTTTGCCCCCGTAGTTGTATAAGATATATCGCATACTATACGACATAAAAAAGCCCAGCGTCAACCGGGCTAATTTTTTTCTTTTTTATCGGCGCTTCCGATTTGGCTTTGGCCTTAGATCGTCGGCAGCATCTTCCCCAAATAAAAGTTTATAAATCCATTCAATAAAACCCACTGCTTTACCCCCAGTCTTTTTGTGTGCCATCTTCTTCGGCAGCGTTATACCCGCGAGTGTACGCGGCGATTTCTTCCGCGCTCATCTCTTTCATTTCTACTTTGTCGCTGCTGTACGTCGCGCCAGTGTAGTAGTGCGGCTCAAATTTCCGCCCGTAATAATAGTCAGCACCCCCGCGATCAAACGGACCGCCATGGCGTTGGTCATACAGGCTCGCATCGAACCGATCTTTTTCAATTACTGTCACTTTAACCTCCGTAGTTTTCTATTGACTATGGGATTGTATGCGATGTTGTGGGACAGATCAAGGAAAAAACTTCGTTCCAATCTATCTTGCTGGTGATGTGGTAATGCGGATTAACCTTCAACCCTTCCATCTTCAAATCCACCGCGTCCGCTCCGCGATACAAATATAGCTGTTCAGGTTGGTTTTTTGTTTTGAGTTTTTTAACCAGCACCCAAACGCTGCCGTGCCCATGGTTGGAAAGCCACGCCACTTGATGGGGTCTCAGGTCTACCGCGTTCCCTGCGGTTGCCTTGAGTTCTACAAAATGAAAGTAACCACGCTCATCACACAATACGACATCCGGCACACCGGGCATCGCCCACGTTTCAAGCCGTGTTGCCTTCAAGTTCCTCCCAGTCTTCTCCATCCCCGTCTTCATCTGCCTCCAAAAGTCGGCCTCGCGCTTTGTCGCGGTTTTGGGAATTGCTCTCTCCTTCGGGAGTAACGTCGATAGTGATCGGGGCATAGCTTTGTTTAATCTCCTTGAGTGCCCGCAAGACTTCATCTTTGCTCATGCTGTCGATGCTGCCTGTCCGGATTTCACTCTTACTTACATAGATGTCACCTTGCGCTTGCCCTCGTCGGTACTCTGCTTGAACGGCTGCGCTGTACGCACCGTTGTTCAATGCCATATCACGAATGGTTTGTAGGTCTCGTAAATGGCGTTGGTAGTTGACCCCAAACTTTTCATCCAGTTCTGCACGGTAAGCTTGTATTGCCGCTACAACATGCGGGCTTATGTTTGGGTTGGTTAATTCATACGCCCTAGTGTGCGCCGATCCAACAGGGTATCCAGCATTGACGGCTGCCTCCCGCATAGTGATCTGCCCGTCCTTCGATACCAGTTCTTTCACGAACAGTTCTTGTCTTCGAGTGAGCGGCTGCGCTTTAGTTGCTTTCGGTCTTCCCACCCTTTTCTTCTGGGGCGGAGCAACAGATTTACTAGGCATTTAATTCTCCAGTTATTTGGCGATAGTTTGCCATAACTTAAACCCCTTTGGTATATATAGGCAAGAAATTAAAAAAAAATAAAAAAATCATTTAGCCCCCTTATACGCAATCCTGCTCCTTCTGGTTACATAAACTCAGGTACGGTTACTTTTTTGTTTTTCACTTATGTAACTAAAAATCTCTATATATAACAACGCTTTACTTGCTCTGGTTACACGGTTACACCGGTTACGGCTATTTTACCGAAAAAATTTATTTTTATATTTTGCTTCTATATATGTAGAAGCGTTCCTTTCTTTGACCCGTGGCCCGCGACCTGCCCCGTGTGTTTCTTGTATACTGGCCCCCGGCCCGCCCTTGCTCACTCCTAGTGGGGGAGTTATGACCCCTGCATCAAACGTCGGGGGCGGGTCACCTTCCTCGCATAAAAAACCCCCGATCCGAAGACCGGGGGCCGTGTTTCACTTAGGGTGGTACTGACCTAACCAATGAGCGTCCACGTTATGTGGCACGTAGTTGACGATTTGGTAGTCGGCTTTAGCGTGGACGGGCACGAAGTGGATGTTGAACGTGTGTCCTTGCTTTGCGAACCAGTTGTAGACCTTTTGAAAATCGACATCGGTGTACCATTCAAAGGCGTTGCTTCCGTAGAAGTGATGTTCGATTTCTTTGGGGTTTTCCTTGTCAAACGTTTTAGCGTCATAGGAAGGTTCGAACGTGAATTTCTTCATCGTAGTTCTCCGTAGTTGATTAAATTGTCAAAGAGCGTGGGGGAAATTGCCCTCCCCCTATCGACCGGGTTAACCGATTGATATAGGCACTTTAGCATATTATCGCATACGTGTCAAGCTAATTTTTTAAAAAGTTATTCGTCGATGTGGACGCGCTTCATGGGTTTGGTTCGGAAGAACCCTTTGTAGTCTGGGAACTCGTGCATGAACAGCCGAGCGTAGAGTGCGATGTAGTCGTTGGAGATTTTGTATTCATCGCCGGTGGTAACGATCATTGTTTCCCACCGGATGCGATTGACGATGAGCCATGCGGAGAGGTTACGGTGTCCTTTCTGAATGGCTTGAAAGGTGAACTTTTTGAATAGCTCGTAGAACTCTGGGTTTTCTTTGTGCCATGCCCACCATTTCTTTTTCAGGTCTACGGTCATTTAAAGAACCAGACGGCCAGTGCTGCAAACATCCCGCCAATCATGGCTTGGAGAACAAACTTGTGTTCCACGTACCATGGTTCGGGTTCCGTGTGCCAGTGGGCGTCTACGTCTTCTGGTGGGATATTGACTGCGGCGGTTGCTGCCTTCTGCACGTTTTGAATGCAATGGTTTATGACTGCGCCTTTTTCCCATCGGTTGACCATCTTTGGCCCGCGGGTCGCGGTTGTTGGTACTTTGACTGGGGCAGGAAACTCGCCAAGCTTTACCTTCCGGTAGATGGTTGGCTTGCTGACTCGTGCCACTTGGCACACTTCTTCGATAGTAATGAGGTCTTTCATAACGTTCTCCGTGTAGGGTTACAAGGAGTAGTGTATGGGATTTTATAGGTAAAAGTCAACCTTGCATGATACGTTGCCAGCACTTTTCAATTTCTGCGCTGCGTTTAAGGTCTTCTTCTGAACCGCTTTTTTCCAGTTGGTCTTGGAAGTCGGTGACGGCTTTGTTGATTTGGTTGACGGCGTAGACCCAAGGGATTTCGGACACGCGTAGGTTTAGATCATCCATGGCTACTTGTCCTTTTCCCACGTATCAACTTCGACGTACCACGTGCCGGGTTTGTTTTTGCTATCCAGCACTTGCGCATTGACCCACTCACCGGTCTGTGATTCGAGCCACGGGATGAGTTCGGCACGATTTATGCTTACGTTTGCCTTAACGAAGTCGGGAGCATTGTCGCGTGGTTTTTGTACGCGCAGCCCGTTTACGAAAATTTTATCAGCCATAGTTTTTCCTCACTAAAAAAATGGCCCCAGCCGGGGGCAACCGAACTGGGGCCATCAACTACGGAGAACATGCTTACCATGTTCAAGCGTAGTATAGACCGCATGGTATGGGATAAGCAACACTTAATCGCATATTTCACAAATATCTTCGGGGTATTCGCCACCGTCGAGCGGATCGACAATAGACAGGTGACAGTTCTTGCACCTACGAAAAAGTTGGGTGTTGGTTTTGCCTGTAACTTCGAGCGTCTGTTCACACTTCGGGCATTTATTTCTTATCAGATTTTTGTGGAACTGACCCGTTGTCCCTTGCGCCTCTGTCATTTGAAGTCTCCATGTACCATTCGAAAACCAGCCGTAGCTGCCCGCCAATGGTTCGACCTTCCTTTTTTGAAAGCTCTTTTATGTCTTCGTACACCTCTCGCGGGACGAGAATGCTTTTCCAGCGTGTTGTATCCATTAATTTTTTCCTCGTGCCCCCGAATATATATCTAGGATAATATAAGAAGATATACAACAATGCAAGAAAAACCCGTGTAAGAATAATTTTATAAAAAATTAACTATTGTGTCGTGGTTTTGAACCAAAACCTGTCAACATTGTGGTGGGGCAACCGAAAAGTGTTTGTGATCTGGGATGCACAAGAAACACCGCGACGGAAAAATATGTGAACTGATCCTTGAGGAGTTTTTATTTCGACAGGGGTATTGGGTGTTCAAACCTATAGGAGAGCCAAGTCCCGCAGACTTCATCGCACTGTCGCCTTCGGGCGACATTTTTTTGTTTGATGCAAAAAAAGACGGTCGGCGTGTAAACCCCAACCGTACAAAACCGTCACGCATTTACCGCCCTCGCAGCGACGTTCAAAAGATGTTTAACATCCGCATGGCTTACGTGAACCTTGACACGCGGGCCGTGGTCATTGTGCCGCCGCTAGAGGATCACTTGGCCTCACCCCAAGACGGGCCTATCTCCACGTCGCATTTGGATGGTACTTCGAGCGGCACCGCGGTTTCCATAATCTTGGCCACCTTGTTTGCTTCCTCGACGTTTTTCACGGACATGGCTATTTCGTCGTGGATTTGAAGCATGGGTAGGATGCCTTGCTTGTATAGATCGACCATCGCTTTTTTCGTCATATCCGCAGCAGATGCTTGAATTAACCGATTGAGCGCCTTGTAGGTGTAGGCCCGTTTGAGGCGGGTCGTGGGCCCATAGGCGTCAACGGCTTCCCGGTAGGGCAGCGCCTTGTTCATGGCAAACGTATCGGGCTCCCATAGATCGAACCGGCACTTACGGCCCAGCAGCGAGTGCAGTGAGCCGCCAGAAGATTTCTCGTTCAGCCGGTTGGTGACGCCGTTCATCAAGCCTTTAACGAACGGTACGCGGTCGTGGTATTGCTTGGTCAGGCCCTTGGCTTCTTCGACCGACACGTCGAGTTGTTCGGACAGTTTGTTTACGCCCATGCCGTACATCATGCCGAGGTTGATGGTCTTGGCTTGCTTGCGCGGAATGTTAGCCATCTCCGCCACCATGGTATGGAAGTCGGTGTCGGGATTATCGTTGTAGGCAGCGACAAACTCTTTAGCGCCCTCCAATGCAACGCCTCGCGTTTTACCGTATACATGCGCATAATGTACCAAGATGCGCGGTTCCTGTTGCGAGAAGTCAATGGCCGCCCATTGTTCGCCTTCCTCTGGAAGAAACAACGAACGAATCATTGGTCCCAGTTCTGGGTCGCGGGCCGGGATTTGTTGAAGGTTCGGGTTGGACATTGAGATACGTCCAGATACCGTGCCCCCATCGTCGGAACGGATTTGGTTTATATGGGAATGTATTCGACCATCAGCGTGGCAGTGTTTCATGATTGTATTAATGAAAGTGCCGGATGTCTTGTTCAGGTTCCGAGCTTGGGTGACGAGTTGCGCGAGGGGATGCTCATGCTCTTGGAGGAAGAGTTTCGTGAACGACGGTGCGCCCTTTTCAGTGCGTGGGTAGTGGACGCCGACTTTATCGAACGCTTTAGCGAGAGACTGAGCAGCCCAGATTTCGACATCAGTGCCACAGATGCGCTTGATCTCCTTCACGACTTCCCGTTCCCGCTTGAGCAGGCTATCCCTAGTTCGCTCGACCTTATCCGTATCTACCCGAACGCCCCGCATCGTCATGTCAACGAGACATGGGAGGAGGTCAAGTTCGAGGTTAGCGATAGGCCACAGGCCCTCTTTGCCAAGTTGAACGGAGAAGTAATTCCAGAGTTCGAGGGTAAGTTCAGCGTCACCCTCTGCATACGGTCCAACGTACATGGCGGGCATCTTCCACATTTCTGCTTTCGGATCGACTCCGAACTCCCGCGCCGCCTCCACTAGACCTTTCTCTGATTTAACTTTGCCCAGATGGTCGTAGGCCAGTGCGTTCAGGCTGTAGCTGAAACGGTTTTCGTCCAGCAGTGACGCGACGACCATGGTGTCGATGATGCGCCCGTTTACTTGGAAGCCCATCGCTTTGATCCAGCCCAAGTCATACTGCGCGTTGTGCATGATCTTATCGGCAGGACACTCAAATACTTTTTTGAGCCAGCGGTTGACGACCTTCTCATCAAGGTTGCCCCCACCAAAATGACGGATAGGAATGTATCCCGACCAATCTTCTACGGCTACGGCATACCCCACCACCTCACCGTCACCGGTAGGCCAGCCGGGGCCGTTTGATTTGAGGTTCGGGTCGCGTGTTTCTACGTCGATGGCTATCTTTTTAGCTGACGTGATGTCCGGCAGTTCTAGCGGCGGTATCCACTCACTTTTTGGTGCGAACATGCTCATTTGTAGTTTTGCCATTAGTGTTCCCCGATGATTTGGTTTCGTGTACAAATTCTGTTCCCAGAGCCGTGTACCCTGCTTTGTCTATCCACGAGTCCTCGTGGTCAATGCTTTCCACCAATCTGCTGGTCTTAACCCAGTCCATCATCAAGGCGACGTGTGCGGGCGTTAGAAAGCCATGGCTTGTCATAGCGCCCTCCACGATTACGTTCCATCCGGCAGCAATCCGCTTATGGTTATGCAAAGCGTCCCCGTAGTCTTTGGCCCGCGGGCCGTTGATAAGTTTCTCTGCCGCGTGAAGTAATGCTTCTCTTTTCATTTAATGTACCGTCTGGTTAAGGGGGCCGAATACGCACCATTCTTTGAGTTCTTGGTCCCATTGTAAGGTAAGACCGGGTATGTCCTCGTCCTTTATGAGCGGGTTATCCCAGTCTCTTTTGGAAACTTCGCTTTCGTAAACCACGCCGTATTTGGCTTCAGCCTCCTGCATCATTTCCATATATTGTCTGAATGTAATTTTGGTCATAGGTCATAACTCCGTGATACGTCTTCTGCGTCTACAATGTATAAGTTCTTTTTAGCACGGGTTACACCTACATAGAAAACTCTATGAGTATCGTCCGGGTTTTTCTGGAATTGTGTATCAGCTGCTGGACTGAGGTCCGTGAACAGTACGACGTTATCGGCCTCGCCGCCCTTTGATCCGTGGATCGTGGACGCTGTTATGCGGGGAATCCCATTAAACTTCTCTCCTCTTCTAAGGAGTGCTGTGACATAGGCCCGGTCGGTATCGGGCAGCTTGTCCATGGCGACGGACCAGATCATATCCTTTGTTGCTTTTAGACCGTGGTGTTCGGTCAGAGCGTCAAAGGTGACTAGCTCGTTGTCATCTACTCCCGGCAGTTTTTTAAAGCCGCGTGTTAATCGGTCACCTATTGCCATATAGCTGTATATTATACGCGCTACGCTGCCGGTTATTTCTTTTCCTTTGCGCACTTGCTCCCAGCCGTTGACGGCCTCGCTCACCTTTTCGCTAATGGACCGTCTGCCGCGGTAGTTGAACAGGTAGCCGTTGGACTTGAGGTCGTTGGCCACGGGGGTGAGTTGGTATCCCGCTTGCGACAAAATCAACCAGTCTCCTTGCGCCATGTCGAGGGAATTGATAGTAGTAATCCGCGTCACATTGCCGGGTTCTTTACGGGGTTCGTAGTCTTTCGGAAACCGTCTGGCGATGCGACGCACGACATTCTCTGCCACATCATGCACACGTTTGGGTATTCGGTAAGACTGCGACAGTATTTCTGAACCACCGGGCAGGTTAATGAAGTGGTCTACGTCTGCACCCGCCCACCGGTAGATGGCTTGGTCATCGTCTCCGGCGCAGTACATCTTCTTGGATCGACGGTCGAGCAGGTGGGCTATGTCCCACTGGAGCGGGGACAAGTCTTGGGCTTCATCTAAAAAGCACAGATCAAATTCTGGGCAAAACTTTTCATCCCCGTTGGCAAAGTGTTCAAGCATGTCCGTAAAGTCAAACAGGCCCATGCTTTCTTTGTATTCACGCAAGCACTTATCGACAAAGTTAACGGTGTTCCAATCATGCTCAATGTCACTGATGTTGTATTGGTCCCGTAGTGGAACCTTGCGCAGTCGGGCTAAGTTAATCAGCCCAAGGATCGGGTCGCTGCTGGCTACCATGCTGGGCACGTCATCGTCTATTGACGTGTTCTTTTGGCCGCCCAGTTCGACACCAATGGCCCGACTAAGTTCCCGATAGTTTTCTTCCTGCATCACCTGCTCTGATCGTATATCTGACATGGTTAGCGCCAGACTGTGCAGCGTCCGGAAGAAGATTAAGTCGTGCTTGGGGTCAAGGTTAAAACGGACAGCCGCCCGTTCTTTTGCCTCATTTGCCGCTTTTCGAGTAAAGGCCAAGAAGGCAATGCGATGGGGTGGTGTTCCCTCTTCCAGCGCCTTATCAACCATGTTGAGCAAGGTTGTGGTCTTACCTGTACCCGGCGGTCCAAAAATTCTAAACATCTTTTTCCCTTCGGTATATTTGTTGCACTCTCTGCTTTGAGATACCGAATAGCTTGGCTACTGCGGTCATTGTCATTCGTTCTTTGTCAATCAGCCGAACGATTTCTTTATCACGGTCTTGCTTCGACAGACTGCTCAAAACGGAGCCTCCTCTTGGTTACCAAAGGCGGGCGACTTTATCTCAACGTCGGCGCTTTCAAAGGCCGGTATCTTCCATACTCGTACAGACCGACCCTTAATCTTGAGAACCATACTCTCGCCATTAATATCACGAAGACGCTGCGCAATTTTGTGAGACTTATATTCGAAAAACTTATTCTTTTTGAGATAGCTTTCAAAGTCTTTGAGACGGAAGTACGTGACCTCTTCCTCCTCATCGGTCCATGGGCGGCGGAGCAGGATTTCTTCTTTATCCTGCGCTTGCTGTAGGTGGCTGCAAAACTCTTCGAGGTAATCGTAAAACTGCCCGCTAATACTGGCGTCTTGTGCCACTTCCATGATCGCGCTTTCGTTGTCGCGCATTTCGGACATGAGCGTACTGATCCGGCTTTCCCATTGCTGCTTGGCAACGGATCGGGGCATGAAGTTCAGTTGCTCCATGCAGTTCTTTTGGAACATCGGTTGGCTCATCAGAGCATCCGTGTCTAGCTCCAGTGGTTCGCCGTTAACGTCCATAAACCAGACAGGCGGGGTAGAGTTATACTTCCGCAGGTTTGCTATCGTAGCGCCCGCTACAGCGGCTCCTATGCCGAATTTACGGGTACGGCACAGTTCTTTGTTGCAGTGCGCGTTGATTGGCGCGTCAGAGCATTTGTAAGCGTAGTCTTTGCGGTCTAGCTGCTTGGCAACTATGTTGACCTCTGGCAGTGGCAATGGCGGAGATAGGTACTCCATGTTGTAGCGTAGTATTTCCGATTCGTAGCTATCTGGGTACGCCTTGCGTAAGTAAACCCCGATATTGAATAGGCCATTGTTTCTGCCTCCTTCACTAATGCGCTGCTTGCACAGTATCTGCAAACAGGGTGGACCGTCTTTCAGCAGGTCTTTTTCACCCGTGTCCACTATCTGAAGCTTAACAATTTCTTCTGGGGTTTGAGCAAACTTTTGGTGTAGCTCAATAAATTCATCTAAGTCGGCAGATGTGCCGTCATCTAGGAATGCGTAACGCAGGCCGTTCTCGTGATCGTAGTAGGGCAGATTGAGAAAGTTTCCAACGTCACCACGGTCTAAGTGCAGCTTAATCTGTTTTGGAAATATCTCGCTCTCGCCATAGCCGAGGGCCGCGGACATGTGTTGCAGAGACTTCTGCATGTCTTTTGCTGAAACCCATTCGGTTGAGAACAGAAAACAATGCGCACCGCCTGACTTGCTGCGGCACACTACTAAAGGTAGTTTTAACTTTCTTATCTTATCAACAAGGTGCTTGTGGTCGAGTGGATACTGGTCCACGTCAATGCAACCCCATTTGCACATGTTGTCTTCGTTGATCGGGATGATACCCAATCCATTGCCCTTGCCGGACAAGTGGTTTTCCCAAAGTTTCTTCGTTCTGGGTTCACGTGTTACGCCTGCCTTACCTTGCGCCTTACCATTGGCGGCAGTTTTTTCGATCTTAAAGTAGCCGTGGGCTTCTTTCAGGCCATCAAATATGGCCATAAATTTTTCTACTGACATGTGTGCCCCCATACGGAAAAGAACGGCGGGGCGCTAGGCCCCGCCAAGTGACTCATTAAAACGGTGTTGAGCCGTTTTCTTCGTCATCCGTATGTTTCACCACAACATCGCCTGCGGTGATGCTCTCTGCAAACGCCTTCGCACGGGTATACAGAGCGCCGTCCTCAATGACGCCTTCACAGGACATTTCCCAACCGTGCCACGAACCTTTTGAGTTCTCTTCGGCAATGGTCTTGAGATGGTAAATGTGGCTAAAGCGGGGCGGGGTAAACGGCCCGTTAGCACCTTGCATTGAGCGAGACGCCATCATGCTATTCCACTTCCGGCTCTTTTTAAGCTGGGTAGATTTCATAGCGATAAGGGCCGTCTCGTGTGACCCATCTTCGTTGATAAGGAGTACAAAGTGCTGGTGAGTTTCTTCGATGTAGTCACCATCACCTCCGACAACGTATTCTTTGTTGTCATCAGTGGAACGCTCTGTCTTTGGACGCTCCTGTCCCGGCTCGTAAATTGCCAAAGGCGCACCGCTTCCGCTGCCACGCGGAGCCCACTGGATAAACCTACGCTGGTAAGCACAAGGTACGACACGCACCCCTTCCTTTCCTTTGTACGCCAACCCAGTAACGGTGTTGTATATATCGCCCTTACGAGCATCGACACTTTCGTCATCCAATACAGGATCGTTGCCAGACAAGACTTTCAGGAACGGAAGAGCTAAGTCTTCTGTGCCCATATTGTCCATGCCTGCTCCGGCATCCTGCTCCATCATGGCAGGGTTAAACACTGCCACTTCGTTTTTTGCCGCTTCGGCTACTTCATTTTTCTTAGTCATTACTTTTTTCCTCGCTTTATAACTGCGCGTTGACCTACCCATGCACCAAACAATTCCATCGGAAAATCCTCTCCCGCTTCACAACGTTCTTTGACGAACGCACGAAGTGTTTGAGGGTGAACCTCTGTCTTTTGGTCGGGAACATAACCTTGCTGTTGCGCGAAAGCAGCAAAGGCACTAGCTTGATCGTCCTCACCACGGCCAAACTGACACGCGACAGTGTTTTTAATAATGTCATCGTATCCGTTATCACGTAGCCACTCGTAAGCTTCGGGACGTTTATCAACTAGAATGGAAGCACCATAGGTTTGTTTAACCTCGACGGTTGAACCGTCATCTAGTGCAAATGAAGACATACCAATCTCTGCAAGCATCGACGGCATTTCTTCATCCGTGAGTTTCATCAAAGTCTTCTTCTCTTCTTTGAGCGACTGCTCAAGGAAAGAGATTCGTTCTTCTTTGTCACGGATTGTTCTGGCCAACGCAGCTACCGAAGTAAGCCCTTGCTGGTCAATTTTATCAACGGACGAAGCAGCAGTATTTTCAAAATCCTGCTCCATCAGTCTCTTTAGGTCATCACTCATCGTGTTTCTCCTTTCGTGGTTAAAGGCACCGTTTGGGCCTTGACAATTTAGGATAATATCTTATACAATTTTAAAGTCAAGCGATTTTAAAAAATAGGGGCAACAATGACTGGCTACGAATATGAGACCCAACCATACGACCACCAACGGGTAGCTTTTGAAGACTCGTGGGCCGCGGAATACTATGCGTTGCTTATGGAGATGGGCACGGGAAAGTCGAAGGTAGCTATAGATACCATGGGTGCTTTGTACGAGGCAGGCAAGATAAAAGCCGCGTTGATCGTTGCGCCGAAAGGGGTGTATGACAACTGGGTCAAGGGTGAGGTGCCGATACATTTGCCCAAGCGTATACCAAGAGAGGTGATGCGCTGGATACCGGCTAAGACGCAGCGTTATGAAAGTGACCTGAAAGATTTCATCGTGGACCGTGATCCAAAATTGAAGGTCTTCGTAATGAACATCGAAGCGTTCTCATCACAACGCGGGACAGAGGCAGCCGTTGCGTATCTGTACCAGAATCCCGACAACATTGTGATTATTGACGAATCAACTACAATAAAGAATAGGAAGGCTGCGAGGACGAAGAACATCATCGCTTTGCAGGAACGGGCTAAATACCGCCGGATATTGACCGGCTCCCCTATTACCAAGAGCCCTATGGACCTGTTCAGCCAATGTAACTTCCTTGCCGAAAAGGCTTTGGGCTTTAACAGCTACTTTGCTTTCCAAGCGCGGTACGCCAATGTGCAGAAACGCCAAATGGGTCACCGCAGCTTCCAGCAGATTGTGGGCTATCGACGCTTAGACGAACTTTCTGAAAAGTTAGATCGGTTCAGTAACCGTGTTCTAAAAGTCGATTGCCTTGATCTTCCAGTCAAGGTTTACACTCGAAGGGAAGTCGCCCTCACACCCGAACAAGTCAAACTGTACGTGCAGATGAAGAAGCTGGCGCTTGCCAAGCTTGAGAGTGGCGAGTTGGCCACGACTGCAAGCGTACTGACACAAATCATGCGACTACAACAGATTTGCTGCGGACATTTGCAGCCAGATGACGGAGAGGTGCAGACGGTAAAGAGCAACCGTTTGAACGAACTGCTCGACGTTACTGAAGAGTTACAGGGAAAAGCTATCATTTGGGCGACGTATACACACGACATCCAACAGGTGGCTTCTGCCCTGCGCGACCGGTTCGGGCCCGAATCGGTCGCAACCTACTACGGGGCTACACCGCAAGACGAGCGGCAGCAAATTGTGGAAAACTTTCAACAGAAAGACCACCCGCTGCGGTTCTTTGTGGGGCAGCCAAAGACAGGCGGTTATGGGATCACATTGACTGCGGCTAACACTGTTGTGTATTACAGCAACAGCTATGACTTAGAAATACGGTTGCAGTCGGAAGACCGGGCGCACCGTATTGGTCAAGACAACAAGGTCACGTACATTGACCTAGTGTCTCCGGGCACCATAGATGAAAAGATACTGGAAGCGTTACGCAACAAGATTGACATAGCGGGCAAGGTATTGGGCGAAGAAGTGCAGGACTGGTTGCGCTAGTTTTTGCTCTCTTCCTGCTGATCGCGAAGAGCTTCGATTGTACCAATTCGTATTGTTAGTTCATGAACGTTTTCTTGTAATTCACGTAACTCATTTACATCCCTGTCCAAAGCCTCAAGCAGCATGTCCTGTCGAGCGTCTGCGGGTAGTGCGCCAAGCTGTCCGCGAGGCCAGAGAATACGGAACTCTGTGTTCGCTTTAATGTCCACGTCTGTCATTTCGAGTTGATGTTCGAGAGCCGTGAGCCGCGATTCGATGGTGAAGTACGCCATGGTTGCGATAGAGGTAAAGGCTATCATACCCAAGATATTCTTGAGTGGGATTGTTAGGTTTGTGTTTTCCGATACGTTTGCCATAGCATTTACTTTAATCCTTAAAAGGCAGGGGGCAGTGAGGCAATGCCGCTAGTCATTGATTCGGGTCCTTGTGTCTGCATTAAAGGCATTTCTGTCATTACTGCGCGGTGATTTTGCATCATCGGTGGTTGCATAGGCCGTCCGTAACCAAAACTTTCTTCTGCACCAAAATGCGCACGTTCGGCTTGATCTACTAAGTCTACGAACTCTTCAACTTTCCCCTGCATTTCTTGCGCTTGTGGCCCGACGTAAGTTTGGTTTAAGTAATCGGTGTAAACACGTAATGGTGAAGATCGCATTTGGTTCATTTGTTGACCAAACTGCTGCTGCAAGCTTTCAAACATCCCGCCAATACCGGGTTCCGGTAAACGAGCCTCCATTGTTCTGACCTGCCCCATCTGCATTTTCATGGGGTTTGCATACGGTGAAGTAATCACGCCGCCCTCCGCTCTATGTTGTACATTTCCTTGGTCGTCGCGTGGACCACCGCCGCCACCGCCGCCGCCACCGCCGCCACCAGATGTGGTGCTTCCTGTTGTTTCGGTTGTTGAACCTCCGCCAAACAAACCAGCAAGACCACCAAAGCCAGACAGACCAGAAGTGCCGCCGCTCGTTTGACCACTGTATCCTGCAAAACTAAACGCCGGGTTTGTGGCTCCTGTGCCGCGGCCCACGTAGGAATACGGTATAGCATCTTGCGATGCTTCCAAAGCGGCCTGCCGAGAGTCGGCTTTTTTCTGCGCTTGTGCCGCAAACGCATCGTACTGGGCTTGGTCGTAATTGTACTTTTCAGGGTTCTGTAGACGGTCGAGTTCGTTAGCCGTGTAATACGACGACCTGCCTCCAAATTCCTGAAAGATACTCATTAGCCTTGCCCCATCAAACTGCCGATACCCATAAGGTCTCGGTCTTCTGGGAATAAGGCTGCAAACCTAGCCCTATCAACTTGTCCTGAAGGGGAGGATGGCTGGGGAGCCGCAGAAGCAAGTTGAGTGGGCATAGGCGCAGCATCCGCACTTTGAGTGGGAATATTCAAAGCAGGCGGATTCAATGACCCTTGCTGATTAGCAGGGGGTAAATTTGGTGGAGGGCTCATGGGCCGTGGCGCGGGTTCAGGCGGAGTGTAATCCTCTTCCTCAATAACAGGCCGTATACCGATGGGTAGCCTTCTACCGGTTTGTCTTGCCAGTGGCTCAAAGACCTTTTCAAGAGCCGACATGGCGGCGTCTGCTTGTTTCTTGTCGTTGATGTCTTTCATCATTGCAGCAAGTAGCTTTGGGTTTTGGAACATTTCGGTCATGACCTTAATTCGCTGTGTCTCTGGTCCGCGAAGCAACACACGCTGTACCAGATCAGAACCTGTTTGCTCCGCGATAAGGCCGCCGCTCATTTGCGGCATACCAAGAAACTTCTTCAATTGGTTCTGCGCGGCTGCACCAAAAGTAGCACCACCAATACGGACGTAGAACAGCTTGGCCATGCTAGGGTTTTTAAACAGGACGTTTTCAAAGTTGTTGGTAGCAAAAGCCTCTTCCACGCCACGTAAAGTTTTGATGGCTTTTTGTACTAAATCCATTTCTGCTTCGTCAGCCAGACCTTTACTTAGCATAAAGTCTTTCATTGAAAATTTAGCGTTTTGCCCAAGTCCCGGTAAGTCGGTAAACAAAGCTTTTTGCAGCGCATCACCGTTGGGTAAACCGGCGGTGTTGTTAGCTTTAGTCAAAGCGTTGTTATAAATAGCCGCTTTCAAACCCGCCATTGCTTGTTCACGAGTGAACTCACTATTCGCGTAATTAGCTTCATCGACCATGCGATAAAGAGAATTAAGCGCCAGCCCCGGACGCTGAGAAGACAGGGCTTGCGCCACTGCTTTACCGGGGTCTTCAAACTCTAAAACGCTTTGGAACGCTTTTGTTTTGTACAAGTTGTTAATTTGCTCTTCATTAAAGCCTAGTTGCTTGGCCCTTGAAGGACTCATCGTGTTTGATACATCAGTCAACATGTTATCAAACGCTCTTTGTGCGCTAACCGCGTCTGCCAAATCAACCTCTAAATCAGGCAATAAGGCAAAAAGTTCTTTTGTTCCGGGCTGGCCTTTCCACGTATCTAATTTAGTTTGATTAACTACAAACGTTTCAATCATTTCATCGGGGTTCGCCGGATTAGGTATACGCTTGCTATCCATGACCTTGCCCAGCGAATCACGTAAAGCCGCGCTCATCAATGAATCAGCGTCCATTATCTGGGCTTCTATTTCATCAATACCGCCTTCATCTACAAGGAAACGACCCGCCGCTTTAATTTGGTCAAATCTTTTAGCGGTACTTAGGTTGCCTCCGCGGAAAGCGGCATCTAGCAGATTTTGTGGGTCTAAAACCAGACCTCTGTTACGGTCTGTTGCAGTCAGATCACTCAAGAAGCTACGTGTGAATACGTTGTTTCGGGCGAAGGTATATGCGCGAGCCGCGTTATATCCTTCGGAAGCCCCGTCTTTTTGCCCGGTCAAATCGCGCAACAAAGCGTCGTTAATTTTATCTAATCTGCCAGCAGCTACTGTGCGCCCTGTTTTCCTTAACTCTGAAGCGCGGTCCATTAAACCCGAACGCATTTCAAAAAACTTTTGTGCAGTAGCGGGGTTACGTCCAGTGCCGTTTTGAAAGTAGTCACGCAAGTCATCAATGTCTTTTTGGTAACCAGATAAGGTGCTTTCAAGGTCTCTTTGCGCACCTTTAGAGGCAAAATTAAGACCCCCATCACGTGACGGACGGTCTAGCAATTGCAAAACGTTTGGCTGTTGTATTTCACGCCCGTTTTTGGCGTAAAATTGTGTAAGCGGATAGCTGCCCACTTCATTCCAAAGGCGTCTTTCTCTTACTTTAGATAGATCAATCTGATTTTTAAGTACGTCATACAGTTTTTCAGACAGGTCAACTCTATCGGAACCGCCAGCTACATCTCGTCCGACAACTTTTGACGCAGATTCCATTAATTTTGTTACAGAGGCGTCTACGCCATCCATAATGTTTTGTTCGTATAGCCCTTGTTGGATACGCGCTGCGTAAGCCAAGGCTAAAGGGTCCTTAGTAGCGGTTAAAGCTCGAATAGCCTGTACCGCACCGGCTTGCAATTCTTCTCTTCCTCGGCCTGTAGCTACAGCAAGGTCGTCGCTAGATTTAGCTAATTCTCTTTCAATTGTTTGTAAGGTTGGAGAAAAGTCCAAACCCGCGGCTTTTGCCAGATTAGCCACGGTAAGCTGTATGTCTTCACCGTCAGGGCCTTTACGCGGCTCACTTGCAGCTTTCCCAAGCTCTTCAATGAAAAACGTCAGTTTTTCGTCCGCCGTCATTTCAAGTTGGCCGGTTTCTTTATTTACTTTGTTTGCAAACTCTTCGGACTTGTTCAAAGCTTGTAAAATACGACTAGCACTGTCGCGCTTTAGGCTGTCTGTAAGAAGGCCCTCGCGTGTGGTTTCATTTGCGGCATTTCCATACCACGCTTTTAACGTTCTAAATAAACCTTTGGCCGCGTCTGGGCCAGAATCTAAAACTATCTGCGCAGGAATTGGAATAACAAACGATCCAATTAATTCTCCACCTATACGGGCGCTTTCGTCATACGGAGCAACTTCTTGAGCAATCATTGCTCCAGTCCCCGAACCGGCAGCGACTAATCCTTCCGCACCTAAAAACTTTCCCGGATTTTCTCTAGCAAAACGCAGTGATCGGTCAATGCCGCCCTCGATACCACCAACAACTCTAGCCCCGACAGGGCCTTTTCGTGGATCAAATAAATAGCCCGCGGGGTTAAATCGCCCAATACCTATATTAACGCCGACGCCTCCACCAAACATGGGCCCGCTTTGAGAAGCGGCAGTTCTGGCCCGTGAGGCGCGTTCAAATAGTTTTGTTGCAGCTTTCTCGCTAAGTCCGGCGTTTTTTGCGGCAAGCTGAAAAGCTTCATCCGCCACGTCAACGAACTTACCGTTAGAAACCTGCTTGAAGTTTTCAAGAAACTCAATCGCACCTGTTTTGGCTTTCGGTACACTAGGTGCTAATTTCCAAGGGGAGGCCAACATGGATAGCGCAAACATGCCCGTTTCACCACCACGGTAAGCAGGCTCTAGTGACGGCACTACCGGAGCGGCTTCACCTAACAAAGCGTCTTCTGCTTCACCCGCACCAAACGCTCCCAAAATAGCGCCACCAATACCACCAGCACCGTAAACAATACCCTTCAAAGCTAATCCGGGTAATCCAATGGGAGGAATCAGAGCCGCTATCGGCGTTGCGGCGGCAAGACCCGCCTTAAAACCTACCCCGGCTCCCACTGTTTCTGGAACCATTCGTCCCGCACCAGAAGCGGCGGCTTTAAATCCTGAAAAACTGCCCTTTTCTGGGTCATATTTACCGTAGTCTTCTACGTTGGTAAAAATGGTCAGTATTTCTTCAGGCGAAACATTACGCTGCTCTGGCGCGATACCTTTATAACGATCCAATTGATCTAGTATAGGGTGTGTGCCGTTTGCCAAGCTTTCTCTTGTAAGCGGCGCAGATAACTCTAGCTCCTCATTGGCTATGGACAAGATACCGTCAACGGTCTGGTCCAAGCCTTGAGTTTCCATCAAGTTTTCAAATTGGGGCCTTGTAAGTTCAACTAATGCTTCACCTGCCATTATTAACCCCCATTGTTTTGCTTACGCATATCTAAAATTTGGCTTCGTGCAGTAGAGGTACTTTGATCGGCACCTGTTTCCGTCGTCCGAACAACAGGGGTATAACCAAACCCTTCTTCAAACGCTAAAACCTCGTTCAATAAGACTTTCATTTCATCCATTGCTGCACGGGAGGCTTTAACCTGCGCTTCCCCTAATCCAGAAGAATTACCACCATATTCAGGCAATTGCGCCGCTTTTAGTTGCATACCTTGCATTAACCCGTCCCGTAAAGCTTTTAGAGACGAACGTGCATCGGAGTCTGTTTTAAGTAATATACCACCGGGTCTTAAATTCTGAGTTTCTTGCTCTATTAGCTCCTGCACAAATTTTAATACACGGTCGCCCGTTATCTGTGTTGAAAACTGTAAAAGATCGTTCGAAAAAGCATTCAGCGTTTTTTGTGCCTCTGAGTGCATTTGTGCCTCTTCGGTGGGCATACCGTCCGTAGCCTCCGCATAACCTTCAGATACAATCTTTTTCAACCCCGGATACAAACGAGACATACCTATTACCTGCTTGTAATCTACTTCAGGGTTGTATCGGTTTGGTCTAGTAACCTCAAAAACACTAGATTGTAGATTAACGGTGCCGTCAGCGTTCATAATGTCGCTGTTTTGAGAATTTGCCCCTAACAACGTAAGCGGCGCATCGGGTAAAGCACTCCCATCTTCCGCAAGTTGCGTACCGGTAATCTTCGTATACAAGTCTGGGTTGCCCGATTTAACGCTTTCCAAAATGGTTGGCGCTAATTTACCCGCAGAGCCTTGAACATACTTACCTAGCGCAGGGTCCCACACGTCGTTAGCAGAGGTGTAATCTAGCAACGCTTGCTCATACAGAGCCGTTTCGTCACCCAAGGTTCCTTGTGCGTATTGTGACATACGCTCTGGGTTAGTCAGGTAAGTCAATTCATCTGTCTTAGCTTTGCTGCCAACCTTGGTTGCGTTAGCGACAAGTCGCTCAATACTCAACATGCCCAGCTTGTATGCCTCATCCAGAGCCTGCGCTCTTTCGCTAAGACCAAGTTGAACATCTTTCTGATCCGCTCCGCGTACTGCAAGAGCCTCGTCAAACGCACGATTTGTCTTAGCAATGGCCCTGTCGATCTCAGCTTGATCGGAGGTAAAGGTCTGCATTTCTTCCTGCATAAGTCTGCGGAAGGTCTGATCGCTAAGTTGCAAGTTTTCTTTCTGCGCACGATCCAGCGCCGATTCTGCGGCTGTAAAGGCGTTTTGCAACTCTTGGTTTTCACGTTGAATAGCACCGCGGTGCGACGTAAGCGCCAAGTTTTGCTCATGGCCGTGATCCATCTTAGAAATATCGTTGATATGCAAGATGTTGTCACGCTCAAGCTGATTCTCAAAGGCGATTTGATTTTCACCAACACGCAATTCACTGCCAAGACGCATGTTTTCTTGCTCAAGCTGGTTTCTAAGCGCAATACCTTGTTTGGTATTGTCAAACTCAAGCGCAATAATGGCTCGTTGATTAGCAAACTGCTGCTGACGTACTTCGTCGTTGTAAGCTTGAGTGTCCAAACGCTCCAGCTTGCTAAAGTCAAACCGGTCTTGCTGCATACTACGTTGGAACGCGTTGTCGATCTGCGCTAATTCAGATTGCAACTGTCCCCGAAGTTGAATTTCCTCTTTTTTCTGAGTGCCTTGTAATTGTTGCAATAAGTTTTGAGCTTCAATCTTACGATCTGCCAAACGCATTTGGAAATTTTGGCTTGATTCGTTTTCTTGACGGTTGAAAGCAAACGTTTTATCCATTTTCAAAAGCTCGTGACCGCGGTCTAGTGCTTTCTCTTTGGTTTTCCACGCTTGTTCAGCGGCTTGCGCTGCTTTATCTGCATCAACCTTTAATTCAAAGGCCAATTGGTTTTCTGCTGAACCCAACGCTTGCAGGTTCAAGGCCCGCTTTTCTTGATTTTGTGCGTTTTTAAACTTCTGTAGTTCACCGGCGCGAGTGCTGATGTTACCCAACACGGGTGTAAACGCTTGAGCCAGCCGTTCTGCGGGGCTCATGTTTCTCTCTCCGGGTGTAGCAAACATTAACGCGCCTTGAGCCACGTCAAAAAGCATCTGCGCCTTTGTCATGTCAGTCTGGTCGGCTAGTTCGGCTTCTTGGTCTGCGACGCCTAAAATGTCGCCATATACGGCTTGTCTGTCCTGATATATTTGTCCAAGGCGGCTATCACCACCGTCCGCCATGTAAGCTACGGAACCGCCTTGATTAAAATTTACGGGAGCAGGCCCTCCGGGAACCTGTGCTGGAGCTTCCGGACCACCCATGTTGACAGTAGACATGATGCCTTCTGCCATGGCCCCTTCTATCGGGGCATTCATCTCTTCGGCGGCCAATCCTCCAATACCTTGATCCACCGCAGCCATCATCATGACGGGCTGCACCAGAGCAAGCACCGATTCAGGAGTTTGTTGCGCATCTTCTGGACCCACAACACTGGCTAGTTCCTGATACCTGCTTTCAATAGGTAAGTCATCGCCTCGAATACCGTTCATGACGGTCTCGTAATCTTCAGCGTTTTCTAAGTCTTCCAAACCAGCGGAATATTGCGTCAACATGCCTTCAAGCATTGCGGGGTCAATGCCTTGCTGCATGGCACCTTGTGCCGCTTGATTAATATCAACGTTATTAGGGTCAATAGGAGGCAAACCCGGAGGCATCATTTGTGGTCCGGGAGCCGCGGACATTGGCATGGGAGCCATACCGCCTTCCTGCATGGGGATAACCCCACGACCGATCAAAATGTCTTTTTGCGTCACGTTGCCGTCCCCACTAAGGTCGGGAAACGCCGCGCCTCCTTTAGCAAACATCTGTCTGCTCATTACTTCTCTGTTCATCATTTAAAATAACCCCGCTTTTGCTGCACCTGCCGCTGCCGACAAGCCTGCTACACCCAAGCCTAAGATAGACTGGGCTGGTGATACGCTTCCGCCAGATGTTTGTGATATGGCCATCTGACTAGACGGCGCACCTTTGTAAATGTCAGATAGGAAACCAACACGCTGGTAAGGCTCGTATTGTTGCTCGACCTGCGTCTTACGTTCCGCTTCCAGTACCGCTTGATCCTGTGCCTGCTGTTGCTTACCAACATCAAACAAGAATCCAGCTTCTTTCTGACCCAACTGCTGCTGTAGTTCGCCAAGAGCGCCCTGACGTAGACCCAATTGGCTGAGTCCTTCAGCTTGTTGTAAGTTAAGCTGCCCGTATTGTGTGCCAAGGGCTCCAAGTCCCTCGCCCAACCGGCCTTGTAGCTCTGATCCTTGAAGACCAAGAGCGCCGCCTTGCTGAGAACCCTGCATAGCCAACTGAGCTTGGCTTTGACCCAACTGTCCCGATTGACTGGCCAGTTGTCCCGCAAGCTGTTCGGCTGAGATACCCAGTTGTGCTGCTCGGTTTGCAATATCGGCTTGCTGATTTACGCCCTGTAGTGCTAATGCGCCCGTCTGCTGGTTCATTTGACCTGCCAACTGCGCGGCACTTAGGCCCGTTTGTGATGCAAGCTGCTGTAAATTCATACCGGTCGTTGCCAACGCTTGGGCGTTTGCAGAAGCCATTTGCTCTGCGTTCATGCCTAGCTGACCCGCCTGCTGTAGTGCGGCAAGTCCCAACTGACCACCTTGTTGTGCGCCTTGTTGCTGCATCTGCGCGGCGCTCATGCCCAAACCGGCGGCTTGACCCGCCAATTGACCTTGTAGCTGAGACGCGCTCATGCCCAACTGGCCCGCTAGTTGTTCGGCGGACAATTGTGTTCCGGCTTGCTGCTGTGCCGTTTGAGCCGCTAATTGCTCTGCGGACAGACCCAACTGACCGGCTTGTTGCGCAGTCTGCGCCAATAGCTGCTGGGCAGACATACCCGTTTGAGCCTGCTGACCAATCAAACGTCCGGCAAGTTCTTCGGTGCTGATACCCATTTGAGCCGCTTGGCCCGCTAATTGACCCTGCAACTGAGCAGAAGACATGCCAAGCTGACCGGCCAATTGCTCGGCAGATTGACCTAACTGACCTGCTTGAGCCAAGTTTGATGCGGCCAACTGCTCGGCAGTCATACCCATCTGTCCGGCCTGTGCCAGATTAGACGCCGCAAGTTGTTCTGCGGACAATCCGATTTGACCCGCCGCTTGTGCTGCGGATAAACCAAGCTGGCCACCCTGCAACGCACCTTGTTGCGCCAATTGCTCGGCACTCATACCGGTTTGTGCGGCTAACTGCTCGGCAGATAAGCCCAACTGACCCTGCTGTTGCGCAGTACGCGCCGCAAGTTCTTCGGCAGATAGACCAAGCGTTCCAGCAGCTTGCGCTGCGGACATTCCGGCCTGTGATCCTTGAGCGCCCAACGCTCCAGTAAGCTGCGCGGCCTGTTGCGCACGAGCTTGCTGCGCTTCAAACGCTTGTTGCGCCCGTTGTGAGGCGCTTTCAAAGCCTTGCTGACGCATTCCTGCGGCAGTACGGCCCTGTTGCTCTAATATGTTTCGTTGTAATTCTTGCTCGGCTACCGCTTGGCGTGACCCGCCAAAAGCACCTGATCCAACCGCTTGTGCCGCTACACCCTGTTGTTGAATGGTTCCAGCACGTTGAATGTCGGCCAAAGCCTGCTGAACAGCGGCATCTTCGTACTGATTCATGAACGAACCGGCAGACGTAGGATCAAATGCTCCTGTAGTGCCCGCTAAACCAGCAATACCCTGTTGTGCAGTTTGTGTTCCTAACGCTCCAGCTTGTTGTAAAGCTCTTGCAGCATCGGATGTAATCCCCCTAGCGCCGGAAATTGCGGCCTGAGTCTGTTGAGCAGCTTGCTGCGCTGCTGTTTGTCCGCCTGTTTGAGCGCGACCTGCAACATTTCGAGCCGCCTGCGCAATATCGTCAACTCCGCCAATAGCTCTTTCATAAGCACCCAGCCCGCCTGCGGCAGCGTCTTGAGCCGCGGTCCGCGCTGCGCCACTTACGCCGCTTAAACCTTGAGCCGTCTGTTGAGCCGCTAAACGGGCTGCATCAGAAGTGCCCGCTAAACCTTGAGCGGTTCCAGCCGCGCCAAGTCTTGCGCCTAATCCTGCATCCGCAGCGGCTTGCGCTCCTGCTAAACCGGCTGCGCCTAACGCTTGCTGACCACCTGCGGCCTGCGCTCTGGCAGCATCAATTGCGCCTTGAGTCGCGGTCCCTGCATCTTGAGCAGCTTGTAATGCGCCAATACCGGCTTGTTGTAATCCTGTTCCAGCACCCTGTACGGCACCTCGCGCCGCTTGAATAGCAGTCGCAGTATCTGTTCCAGCCTGTTGAGCCGCGGCCCGCGCTCCGGTGCCCGCCTCAGTAGCAAAACCTTGCCCCAATCCGGCAGCCGTGCCTAAATCAGCTTGTCCTGTGGCTGCGGCTTGTTGCGCAGCTAATGTGGCGGCATCTAAACCAGCTTGTGTTGTAGCAGCTTGCTGTAAACCAGCATCGCCAACCGTACCGGCTATACCTCTGGATGCAGCATCGGCTGTCGCTAATTGCTTGGCTAGAGTGTCTACTCGTCCGGTAGCCGCAGCATCAGCCGCCGCTTGTGCTGCCAAAGCGTTTGCAGCAGCAGTACCTTGAGTGACATCGCCAATAACGCCGGGTATGTTAGCCGCCGCAGCGCCTAACGCTTCTTGGCCGCCCGCAGCAGACGTTCTTGCGCCAGTTGCTGCCGTGTCTAATGCGCCTTGGGCCGCGGTTGTTGCTGCGCCGCCAGCGGTAATTGCATCAGAAATACCCGCTTGAGCGGCTGAAATTTGTCCGGGGATATTAGACAACCCGCCACGCATGGCATCGGCAGCTTCCGTCTGAAACGGCAAAGCGCCTTGCATGGTTGCGCCAAATGCGGTTTGTGCATCGCCTAGCGTGTACCCAGCTTCTTGTAAATAAGGTTGGTATCCGCCAATTCCGGCTTCTGCTAGTTCGGTTGCCTTAATCTGTAGGCCAGACATTTCCGCGACCATATAGGGCGGAATAGTTTGTCCTTGGTCGGCAAGAGCTTTTGCAGATTCTAATAGGGCGAGTTTATACGCCTCAATTTCCGGAGCTTCGCGGACGATCTGTGTGGATTGTTCAGCCATTACGCCATAGCCCTCCCACGACTCTCAAGGTTCCGCATAACCGAATACATGTTCTTGATGCCGTTGTTAAGATTTCCGTTACCTAAGCCACGTACAGCATCGGTGGTCATTACAAACTCACCGGGCATTAACATGGCTCGAACGCTATCTTCACCCGGAGTACCTTCTGTTGGGGCTATGCCGCCTGTGCGACGCGGGAAGATTGGTCCACCCTCGGCTGCCGTCACGTATGGTCGCGCAAACGGTCCGCCGGGGTTGCTGGCCATAAGATAGCCAGCTTGGTTTACTGGTGCATTACTTTGCATGACAGGCTGCATGAGAGGCGGTAAATACGCCGCATCTTCAACTTCCTCTGTCGTAGTATCTTGCCCAACGGTTTCATACTCGCCTGTTTCTTGGTTCAGTTGTAACTGACCAAGGTTGTGGACGAGGTATTTGCCGGGGTCGGCTGCAATTAAATCAGCACCCGTAACCGGCGTACCGTCAGGGTTGTAATCTAAGAAATTAGCTTGCTCTACTTCTGGAACATCAAAGAAGCCCATGCCACCGGCTGCAACTGTACCTGCCGCAGCCATTGGTCCGAAACGTCTAAGCAAGTTAGGTGTAAGATCAGCCGCCACCATTTTTGCGCCCGCTTGTTGCGCCGCAGTAGCGTTAACAGGATTAATGCCCTGTGCTTTCAAAACGTCTGTAGTTGAAGTGGTCTCAGGCATAAACGCATCGCCCATACCTTCAAAGAAGCCTACGTCATCAGTGGGGTCCAATGCTCCTTTAACGCTTTTGAAAAAGCCGGGAGGTTCTGTTCCAGTTGATAGCTGAGTACCTTGTGCCGCTGCATCCGCGCCTGACGCTGCTGCATCCACGCCTGCCGCTGCATCCGCGCCTGCCGCCGCGGCGTCACCCGCAACTGGAGGATTGCCAGCACCCGCATCAACACTGGCTTGGGCCGGTGCCGGTGCATTAGGGTCAAGAGCTTGTGAGGCACCAGCATCACCGGCGGCTGCAACTTCCGTACCCGGAGTGGGTACAAAGTCCGAGAATAAATTGCCTTCTCCGGTAAAGCCGCCACCCGTAAAGGTAGAGCCCGCACCAGAAACCGTCTGACCAACACGAGCGCCAAAATTGGAGGCCGCATCAGCTACGTTCTGTCCAAAGCTGCCTGATCCTGTAAATCCAGCAGTGACACCACCTACGGCACCCGAAATAAGCGCCGACTTCAGGGCGTCTTTCAGACTACCGCCCTGTATTAGTGTTCCGATACCAGAACCAAGTGCGGCACCGTAAATAGGTCCGAGAGGCGTGAACGCCAAAGCAATAGGCAAGATGATCGGAGCGACCTTTTTGACCACTTTAACAACAGCCTTAACAACCTTCTTGACGCCTTTGACAATTTTCTTAAATAGTTTCTTGAGGAAAAACTCAGGTAGGCCCGTTGTAGGGTTAAGATCGTTGGCTTTCGCACCAACAACATAAGCTTCAGGGTCTTCAACCCCGGCTTCTGTCAGAATATCGTAGATACGTTGCTTAATTACCTCATCTTCGAGGAATTGTGCCGGGATGACTAATTCACCCTCCGCAACGTGGGCCAGCATGTTATCTTCATTGCGGCCATACTTTGCCATGCGCTCTGCCAGCGCAGGAAATTGAGCTATACCGTCGTCACCAAAGTCTTCAGCTTTATCAGCATAAACCTCATCCGCTTCGTCATCGTCCATGACGAAATCACCAATACCACCGGTCGGGACTTCCAGTTCTTCGGTTTCTTCAATCTTTAACGCTGTTTCCGCCATTATCCCGCTCCGCCAGTTATGCTTTCAGGCATAGTTACCTGTATTATTGTACTTCTGTTCTCGCCTCCAGTCCATGAAGAACCACATTGAGGGCAGTTTCCATCCGGATAAGATGCAATCTCTTCCGCTGTATCCACCTCATTAGTACAATTAGCACAATGAACCACGTCTGTGCTAGTAGAAGGTTTCCATTTACTGCCGTTCGGCATATTAATAATAGTATCGCTCATGATATTGTCACCGTGACGCTACCCACGGCCCCCGCTGCTTGTGATCCTCTCAGGTACGGCTTGTTCGCTACAGTTATGCGCAATTCGTCGCCGTACTGAAAAACACCACCAAGAGGAAGGTTATAGTTGTCGGTCTGTAAGTTTGGCAAAGTCAACGCTGACGCCTGCCAAGGACCGGGATTGTTTACTTGCTGTAGAAAGACCGAGAAGGCACGAACAACCTCCGCCATGTACTGAGCGTCATACTCAGTAGGTGCGTTTGGAAAGAGTGGTTGTACTAAGCCTCTACTCATCTACGCCCATCCGGTCTTAATTCAACACGTGGTGTTCCAAGCCGCCATTCAACACCCGTGTTGTCCGATTCTATTTTCAACGCAAACGAGCGACCGCGCATTCGGAGCCGTACCTGATCGGTAAACTGCTCAACGGGCACGGTAGAGCTACGAATTACGTTACTGCTTGTGGTTTGATTGTAGTCCGCACCCGGAAAACGTCTGGTTTCAAGGGTAAAATCGACGTTGGGCGACGGTGAAGTCGAGCCATCAAACGTTACGTCCGGTATCAACTTGCTCAAGAACACAAAGTTGTCACCGGCACCAATCGACATTTGACTGCTTTCAATGTAAGAACTGATGGCCGCAGGCGGGTTGACGCTGCCATCGTCTGTACCAAACTCGTGGTAGTACAAATAACCGTCAGTGCTGGCCGCCACTGGATACTGACCAATTCCCCGATCAATCCAAGCCGTCCTGTTCAAGTTGCCGTAATACCAAACCTGCTCTTCATAGTTATAAACCACATACTTATCAATATTTTGGTTTACTATGCCGTTTGTTACCGTCGCAGACGGGTAAAACCACCATATTTCTGAATACGAACTGTTGACCGCTGCGGTAACTTTTTCTGCTTGATCTTGGTTAAAATCGTTAAAAACATAAGCTCTGACAGAGCAGGGTAGCTTCTGCACCTGACCGGTGTAAATGTAAAACTCTTCCTCACCCATCCACATCACCATGTCGTCTACCGCAATAGCGGATAAAGGACTGGCAATCGTGATGTTTTCGGAAATCATGGAGATACCGAAAGTAAAGGGTGGGCCCAAAAACTGCATAGAATGCAAAGACTTATCTGTCCAAACAAGGATTTGTTGCCGTGTTTCGAGGGCCGTGATTATTTCAGAGCCCGTACCGATTCTCAGATCACCTGCCGTGTTGGTGGCTTGTGCCGACCAAACCAGCGGGTTTTCTTGGTCAGAAAAGCGGATAAGTAGTGGGTCTTGAACACCAATGTCGTTTTGAGCATCACAGCCAAACACAATAACGTGTCGGTCACGATCCGAAATCATGACCTGTTTGGCAATAGTAGGCGTTGTGGCGTCCGCGCCCGCAAGGTCTTTTAGCTCTACGGCACGGGCAAAGGGGGCTGAACTGGTGGACTTGTCCCAGTAGTAAATACCACCGTTACGGACGTTGATGATTAAATCTTCACCGAAGTTGTCGTGGCTCCAGATACGCAAAATGTCGCCTACGGCAGTCAGGTTTGCACTCGAACCCCACGCTCCGCGTGACCACGTGCCTGCGCCCCAGCCTGTTCCGGCTACGGTCGTATCCAAGCCGGATTGAATTTGATAAGCACCAACCACGGAACTGCCGCCGTTACCGGTGTCTGAGCTATTGGCAAGAACGGGAGTGGGTGTGTAAACACCGTCAACTGTAATGTCATTAAGAGAAGCAACTTCTCTGGCCACGACTTCATACGAATTCGTATTGACAATACGAGATATTTGATACTCTTGGTTAAGAACACCTGCCGTAATGTTACCTCCAAGCGACGCTGCGCCACTAAAGGTAACAAAATCGTTTTCTAGTGCGCCATGGTTACTATCGGTAACAGTTAATGTGGACGAGCCGTTGGTCGCGGCAACCGTCACGTCGCCCGCTGCCGTCGTTTCACGAAGCGGCGTTATGTCGTTATAACCACCGCCCTCGTTGATGTAATATTTTAGATGCGTTCCGACACCCAAATAGCTTGCGCCATCTAAGGCTACAAAAGGATGTAGTGCCCGACAGGTGCCTAAAAAGCTTTTGCCAGAGAACTTTTCCCACCCGCCTATCTTTTCTGGGGTGCCGAAACGAAACCTTACTTTGTCACAGTCAAACCAACCGCCCTCGTTTGTATACGAAGTGGTTTCTCTGTTTACTCCGGGTCTGAACTGTAACTTTTGTAAGGGCATATCATCCGTTCACTACTTCAGCTTCTTCAGCACTCTCCGCTTCAGCAAGAGACGCTGTGAGCATGTTGACAAAAGCCTCACGGCCTACGTTTAGCTGATCCATATTGAAGCGTAGGCTTCCTAGCTTCTTATCCAGATCAGCAATGTGGTTAACCATCGCAATTTGTTGCTCGGTCAGGTCATCAATGTTGTGTTCTACATCATTGACAGTAATGGTTTTCTTTTCATTTTTCGCCATTATAAGTCTCCTTATTTAAGTTAAATTAAGCGTCCCAAGGAAGTCCGCCTGATTGCGTTGCTGCACGGTCGATCTGACCTTGCACCTTAGCTGTACGGTCGGCTTCGACACGGGCTTTTGCTTGGTCAGCCGTTTCGTCGCCTTCAATCAAGCTGTTGTAGACCCAGCCCAATACGTCGTTCTCGGTAAGATCAGCGTAGGGGATGTAGTCTGGGCTTGACGCGTCATACGTCAAACGCAGCTTGCCGCCTTCGGTAGCGGAGTAGGATGGCGTACCATCGCTTGCCGCTACACAAGACCAATAAACGAGGATTACACCCCCGTCAGAATCATTATGCGTCATGTCGTTGACGCTCCAAGTTGTAGTAATTGCCATGTTTCTTTCTCCTTTAATGACAGTTGGTTAAGTGTTTTCAATTTGTGCGACTCGCGCACGTAGAGATTGTATTTCTTTAACGAGCATGGGTACTAGCTTGCTGTAGTCCACTGCCATCATGTCTTCTTCGGTTTCGCCTTCAGATACCGCTTCTGGTGCAACCGTGTTTAGCTCTTGAGCCACCATGCCGTAACGCTGGTGTTCGCCGTCTGCAATCCAATCAAACTGACGGACTTGTATAGCATCAATTAAGACACCAGCATCGTCTGCGTCTGCGATGTTTTCTTTGAGTCGAGCATCTGAAGAGGTGTTGTAAGATGTTGCGGAGCCTGTAACTGATATTGAACCAACCACGACTGATTGTTTTCTAAAATCACAAATGGAGCCGTTAGTTGCAAAGTTTTGCCCAAGCACCAACGATGCACCAGAAGAACTGTTTGCTATCTGAAATCCCCCAGTGTCGGTATATGCCGCTCCACCTTGTGAGGCAAAACCGCTCGCGGGGTTAGCAACATTATTTCCGAAAGCCACAAAGTTAGCACTAGCATCAACAAACAGCATGTTGGATTCATTGTCAGACTCAACGCGGAAGTCTTGCTGCGCCAAACCACCTTGGTTGAAAGTAGTGCCACCAGCATAATCTAACTCCAAGTATGAAACATTACTCGCAGCATCGTTTGTCCCACGGAACAAAAAGTTAGCTCCAGATACTTCATCTTGCGTAGAATCAAACACAAACGTGTTGTCATCCGCGTACATTGAGCCAGATTGATTTGTTGAGCCAGTGCGAGTAATGTAGAACTTGTATGAACCAGAGTTTGAATTAAGTATTGCTTCGTTATCTGTAAAATGCAGTCTTTGCGTATTATTTTGACCTAGAGACAAAATGTCAGATGTCGTCGTCCACAATCTAAATTGATTGTCGTCAGCACGGCCCTGAATGTAGCCAACATTTGAGGAACCATCGTCATCATAAAACGAGATTGTTCCAATCCCGCCGTTATTTCGTCCGATAATTGAAATGGCACCAGCACCACTGTTTGCTTTAATTACCAAAGAGCCAGTAGCGCCTGTCGCGCTCGTGGCTATCCCGACACTTTCATTCCCCGCATCCACAAACAGCATATGCGTGTTGCTGTTAGACTCAACGCGGAAGTCACTGTCATTAGAATCTTCATTGACGACCATCCCGTGACTTGTAAAAATCTGACCAGTCGTTGCAATTTCAAGATACTTAGACGGCGTGTTGTTTACATAGAGGCGCAGGGTGTGGTTTGTGTTAGTGGATATTTCGCCTCTAGTGGCGTCCCCGAACACACCCATAACCATATTTACATCATTGCCGCTACTATCATGCGCCTGATAATTAGCGATTGCCCTAGTATTGTTTCCTGTGGCACGAATAGTTGAGTTAATGGTTGCAGAGCTTTCAGCTAGGAAGTTGCCGCCTATGGTTAAAGTAGAACCAAACGTAGCCGCACCCGCGCTTGATAAAGTCAAGGCTGTGCTTGCATTAGCGTTGTAGTTAAACTTCAGGCTGTCGTCAGCACCATCCATAAACAGGCGGTACTCCTCCACAAAGTTTGAACCTGAGTCATTGTCCCAGTTGTTACCAAAAATTAAGGATGCCGCACTACCTGCACCTGTTCCTGTAATTGTCACCCCGCCATCACCAGAGGCATGTCTAAATATTGAACGTCCTGCCGCACCAGAATGCACTTGAAGGACATCTGAGGGAGCGCCGACACCTATCCCAACCCTATTATTCCCACCATCAACAAACAGCATATTAGCGTTGCCGTTTGATTCAACGCGGAAATCCATGTCCGCACTGTTATCATTGACAACTACTTCGCCATTGTTGGCTTTTAACCTTTCCTCGTCACCTGTGACGACCCTAAATGAGTCAGCGGCGTTGAACTGTAAAAAAGTATCTGCGTCCCCAGTGTGAGTAATTTTTTCTGGGATCGTAAGGTTCCCCAAAAATGCAGCATCTTGATTTGACTCAAGGCGCATAGCTTCTGTTTTAGCGTTTGAGGCAGCATTTACGAAAAATCGCACATCTCTCGCAACAGACGGAGTTCCGTCAAACCCACCAACATTCAAGCTGACTATAGAACTTGCAGTGCTAGAGGTTATTTCAGCACGAGAAGACCCATCACCATCAATCGTTGTAACGCCTTTTATGTGAAAATCAGTAGCGGGAGTCATCCCTATACCAACACGATTATTACCCGCATCAACAAACAACATATTAGCGTTGCTGTCAGACTCAACGCGGAAATCTACGTTGGCACTGTCCTCATTAAAAACAGCTCCAAGCTTGCTAATAAACAAGCCATTAGCATCAAACTTTGCGTACTCAACTTCTGTCGATCCGTTCTCTCCAGTAAATTTTATCGCACCATTTGATGATCCGTTTCTAGACTTAATTACTATCGCATCGCTTACTTGGCGTATGTCGCCTTGTGTGTTTGTTCCATCCGAATCATTTAGTGTGACACGTGGAACCGACGAGGTTATTACAAGAGAGTTTGTACTATTTAAAGAGGTGAAAGCACCCGTTCCCGGTGTGGAAGCGCCGATATTAGTGTTGTCAATCGTACCGCCGTTGATGTCGGTGGTGGTGAGAACAGACGAGGCAACAGTGATTACGCCCGTGCTATTGGCTAAAGTTGCTACTTGTGTGCCGTCATTGGCGGAAATATTGCTTGTTTCTACGTCGGTGGCGTTGACTACGTCATCTTTGAGCAAAACGCTGTCAATCGTGACACCGCTGCCCGCAGTAGTCTCGTTAATGGTGTTGGAGGTCAGAGCTTGACCGTTATTAATAATAAGGTTGTTTGATCCAGATGTGTTGCCGTTGGCCAAAATTTCGGCCAGCGTATCGACCGTGCCAACCTGCGAATCAACGTAAGCTTTAATAGATTGCTGGGTGGCAAGCTTTGTGGCGCTATTAGACGCCATATTATCTTCGTCTTTAATACCCGTTACGGTTGCGCCATCGCCTGCAATGTTGAGGCTGGTGTTTGCAACTATAGTCGTACCCGTGATAGCCGCAGCCGTCGTGCCGCCAATTACAGAATTATCAAGCGTCCCGCCGTTAATATCGGCAGTCGTTGCAGTAAGCGTAGGAGTGGTTAATTCAGTAACACGTAATTTGGTATACACGTCAGTGACCGTAGCCGCACTTGCGCCGCCACCGTCAAACTTGACCACCATATCAACGCCCGCAGGGACTTCTAAGTCCCGCGCAGAGTTATATGTACCTTGAAACAAGATAACAGACCGGCTACTTGCCAAACTGTTTCTTACGAAAACTATTTTTTCAGCGTCATTTGGGTCAAGCTGCACGTAAGCAGAGCCCCCAAGGTCGCCTGAACTATAAAATTCAACCCACTTATTGCGCCCGTCTGAGGTCGCACCGTTAGTGATTTGAAGTGCATTGGGTGAACCAGAAGAGCCCGCGCTAGTAAGCGTAACCCGTACTGCGCCATTAATGGCTTGATCCAAAATATCGAAATTGACGTTTGTAGTGTCGCCCCATGTACCCGACTGCTCACCAGTAGCCGGTTTCTCAATACCGAGGTTAACTGTATAGGTACTTGGCATCTAATTTATCCTCACGCTGCTATTTGCGTCCAATTTGCGCTCTGGGCTGGTATATCCTCCGACCATGATGGCGACTGGTTAACATTAATCTCACTATAACCCGGATTTTGATCCGGGACAATGTTTGAGTAAACCAGTACAGTACCAACACTACCTGTTGCGCTGACTCCTATTACATTTACTAAAGCGTCTCCATTAACAGAAACACTTCCTACTTGACCTGTTCCACTGACCCCGCCGACGCTAATAGTCTGACCAGTGCTTACCGATACTGATCCAACGGTGCCTGTCGAAGACAAGCCTGTTACTGGTACATTGGCCTCGCCATCTACAGAGGCGGTGCCTACTACACCAGTAGCTTCAAGACCTGTTGGGAATACATTGGCTTTTGCAACAATCGTTACGGAACCAACAGACCCGGTGGCCTCTAATCCTGTGACAGGTACATTTGCGTCCGCTTCGACGCTTACCGAGCCTACTGCTCCTGTTCCTGACACACCCGTAACGTTAACGTTTGCATCTGCGGTAACCGTAACGGAGCCTACTGCTCCTGTTCCGGCTAATCCGGTAACTGGGACATTCGCATCACCTGTAATGGCAACCGAACCGACTTGGCCTGTGCCCGCCACACCCGTGACGTTTACATTGGCTGCCGCCGTAATACCGACACTGCCTACTTGGCCTGTGCCAGCAACTCCCGTGACTGCTACGTTGGCTTCCGCAACTACTGTTACGCCACCTACGTTACCAGTCGCTTGTAGACCCGTAACCGGTACGTTGGCTTCCGCCACAACCGTTACAGAACCTACTGAGCCCGCCGCTTGTGGTAAACCACTCTGGGACCACGGGCCCTCGCCCCAACCAGAGCGGCCCCAGCCGCCTATTGGGACGATTACGTCAGCCATTACGCTATCCGAATAATGGCGTTACTTGCATCGGCAGTTGGAAAAACAATCGTAAAGTCACCTGCGGTGGACGTTTTATCCGAGCCGAAGTCCAACACTACAACCGACGGATTGGTTACCGAAATAGAAGTGGTGTTTGGAGTTGTATTATATATAAGTGCCCCACGTGCAGTAATTGTTGCCGTGGAGAAGGTTTCGTCTTGGAAGTCGGTCAATGCCGTAGTTCCAGACGAAGTGGGGTCAACATTGGTCAATGCCCCACCGCCTGCGCTATACCCCGTGCCACTTACCTCATTAGAGGTCGTGTAAGCAGTAGTAGACGCATCAAACGAGGCGCTGTTTGTATATAGAGCAATTTTAAATGTATCGCCGTTGGCGAGATCAAAGTCGTGGACACCGTACAATAGCTCCTTCTTGAACGATGTACACATGAAGTTTCCGCTGAAAGCCATGGTTACAGTCTCCTAATTAGTTCCGCGAGTTCGTGATTTCCAGAATCCTTAATCGCATTGTACACGGTGGTTCTATCACTTTTTATCGCTTCGCGCATATAAAATTCTAAAACTTTAACTATGTGCTTACGAAAGGCATGTGCCTGTGCCTGTATTGCAGGGTTTGCAGAATCACTGATAGATATAATCTTATCAGCACAACGCTCTGCAACTTCCTCTGGAGTAAACCCGCGATTCTGAGTGGTGTGTACTTCCACCTTAAAATCAGAGTTCAAATCTAGTTCTAATGCTGGGAAGCTCATTGTTTCGGCCTCACTAGCATACCGGTGCGATAATCATCGGTGACTTCTTTGTTTTCACCCAGCATCTTCATGCCGGTCATCGCTTCCGCAAATCTTTTTTCATAGGCCGCCATAACGTCCTGTTCACCCTTCATATAAATGTAGGCTTCGATCAGGCTGCCGTACAGCATCGCCATCTGAGCGTTTTCACTCAGCCATGTGGTGCCGCTACCCGCACCCGCCGTCAAACTTGCCGGTCTATAGAAATAATGTAGCTCCACTGCTCTTGCAGCGTCGGGAGTAGGACCGATAATAAAATTATCAACGTCAAATACCGCATAAAAACGCGGATCGCCGGTTGTTGCAGGGTTTGGGTTGAACGATTGTACAAAATCGGTGTCCTTAAACTCCAAAAATACTTTGTTGCTGTTTGCGTCCGTAAAAGAAAGCGAAAAAGGTGCCAAAAAGTCACTCGGACAGGCTAAAAATTGATTTGCCTGCGTCATATTGCCACTGACGTTCTTCCTGAACAGGCTCAACTGCACGTTTTTAAGGATTCGCTCCTCTGCCTGACGTATAAATACTGGCAGATTGTTCACAAAGGACGTTTCGTCGTTCTCTGCGTAATCTTGAATCGCCGTTTTTAGCTGGTCATAGGTAAAACTCATGGCGTCACCACCGATACTGTGCCCACCGCACCCTGCAAAGCCGGGGTATTTTCTAGTTCTGACGGCATTTCTGCCGTTCCGCCGGTACTCCAGTTGCCGTTACCCAAATACACAATTCCGTTCGTAGTAACCACCAAAAACGCGCTTGTCGGGTTGTCCGGCTGCGGTCTTGCGTTCTGCAAAGCCTGCGGATCAACTACTTTTCTAAAAGGACCTAGTTGCGGATGCTTCGGCTCATACTCATCTGGACCCACAAGCAAGCCGTTCCACTCTTTTTTCATCAATTTGTATTGATAACGAAAACCAGAGCGGTCGGATATTGCGTATGAGTTTTTACCAGATGCAAACTTTGCCATTAGCCCGTCCTATAGTATTCATACTTAGGTACGACGTTAAACGACGAACGATCACGATCTTCCGTTGCAGCGCGGTCAAACTCTTCTTCATACATGGCCTTGAGCATCTGAACCCGGTTGGGGGCTCTCTTCAAAGCAATGTAATAGGCCAGCCCCGCCGCCAAACACGGATAAAACCTAAAAGGCATATCCAGCGTGTTGGTGTAAATGTCCGCATCGTCCATGCGTGTCAACGCATTGTAGTAAACAACATCGGTGCTGTTTTCTGGTACAGGCCACAACTTCAAATTAGGCGTTAGTTGACGATCCAAGAAAAACTGGTTCGGCCTGCTTTGTGTCGTTTTTGTCGGAATTGTCAGATACTCGTCTCGACTTAGACGCTCCAACGAATAATCCGTTCCGTCTCTACGCACAACAACAGACAAAATGTCAATAATATCCGCATTAAGCGCATATTCGCCTGTTCCTTGGGTTAAAGCCTGCGTCCGCTCTTTGATTGTCCACTGGTTTAGCCCGCGGTTAGCCCAATCTGCCAGCAAAAGATTAAGCGAACGTTTAGCGGTTTTGAGGTCGTAACCAGTACGCACCTCAAGACCGCATCGCTCGAACGCTTCTTCGACGTATTCTGCTACGTCTAGTTCAAAATCTTTGCTGTTAGATAAAGTCATTACGCCTTAACCAGTTTGTAACCCTTGTCTTTAGCCATCTTTCGTATCGTAGCCAAATCGGTGCCGCCTTTTTTCATCCGCTGTGGCTTCATTGCCATACCGGCTCTACCACCACCCTCCATTTTTTTGACACCACCAGCGCCACGCATTTTTTTAGGTTTCATCGCCATTTTTCAGTCTCCTGTAAAGTTGCTCACGTTGTTTGTAAATGTAAGACACATTGTACTCACCATCATAACTATCATAATATCCTTTTTTGTCCAACTTGTCTGCTGCTTCTTGTAGCTTCGACAAACGCTGTACGAATATCATGCAGTATTCGGTCTCTTCTTCGTAGTCAAACTCAATATCTTGTACAAAATCACTGGGTTCGTCATCCGAATGAAACCCCATGACCCAAACATCTTTGTCAATAAACATGCCATTAGCTATAGCTTCGTTGATCGACTCAAAGTATTCGTGGAAATCTTCTGGGATTTTATTGTTGCACAGGTCAATTATGATGGCTAAATCAAAATTGTCGTCAAATTGCGATATGCAAGAATATAAGGCTTGATACGAATCGTCGTATTTAAAAAGAATAGCGACCTTCTCGTCCATAAAGGCTTTTCGCGCATACGGACAAGGCGGTAAATTATTAAAGTAAGGACTGGGCTGTTCTAACGCAGTTTCAGACCATTGCATAATCTCTTTTACAATGGCTTTTTCTGTAGGCTGGTCATAGAAAGCTAAGTTCATGATTGTGTCACCGAGCCTTTCGTGCGCTTTCGCCTGTTGTTCATGACCATACCGCAGCCTCTGGCTATGGCGCTTCCGGGTTTAGTTTTACCCCGAAAGGGTCTTTTGGGCTTGGTTTCTACAACGCCGCCCGTGGCCATCTTTTTTACTTTGGCCGCTTTAGTGTTCGAAACAACTTGCTTTCCTTTAGAGCCTTCACGCTTTTTTCTACGAGCAGTCGAAGCTCTTTCAGACTTACTGAGACTCTGTGCTTTAGATCGTGGAAGGCATCGGTCAGGGTTCTTTTTATTTTTAGAAGTGCCGCATTTGCCTGCGATGTTACCTTGGCTATCAATTCTGACCCAATCTTCATCAACCCAATCCTGTAGCTTTCCCATTACTTACCCTTCCTTTTGCCACCTTTTGACTTTTTGGCATAATTAGGGTCTTTGCAATACTTAGAAGCAGCAAGATTGGCGTAAGCAGAGGGGTATGTGTCAAAAGTTCTTTTTGCCCACGCTTTACCTTCGGGGCAAATCTTACTCCCTTTTGATTTTTTTGAAACCTTACCGCCCTTGCGCATGTAAGTAACGTCAGGGCATTTTGTTTTTTTAGGTCCGGTTCTAACCACTGATCCCATACGTTCACCCCAGAAATTTCTGCACAAACGGCGCAATTAAAATCAACACCGCAAGCGCCCATAACTTTACATCCAACGCTTTTAGGCTGCTTTTATGATCGTCCAGACGTTCTTCTATCCTTTGGTATCGGAGATTACATTCGGCCTCGTGTTTTTCTAACTTGGCTAAAACTTCTTCCACCTTCATTGCACCCTCACCACGCCTTACAGGACCAATATCTGGCGCTGAACTTGTCTTTTGCCGTATCACAATTGTGGCGGGCACGGAAGTTTTTACGTCTACCCGGCTGGTCTTTTTTAATAGACATTTTAGGGTCTCCAAATCTTACCAGCTTGATTTCATTGCCTTTTTTGGCAAGAACCGCGCTTTTTTTCGTTTTACCCGGTGTCCGTTTCGGTTTGTTGTAGCCCGAAAAAGTTTCTCCTCTATACTTGATCCTTCCGGACGGTAAACGAGTCGCATCTTTTGTCGTAGCCATAATAAAACCTTAGCTATGAAACACCGTTACAGAAGTACACGCAGTAAACAACGAAATATAGATGTCTGACACCCTAATCCCCTCATCAGGAATGTTTACAGAGTGTGTATCAGAAGCATCTAAGTCCATGTCAAGCACGGTCGATCCACCATTACCATCTGTAATAGTAAGTCGCGGTGATCCCGTAGTTGTCTTGATTTGAACCTGTCGAATACGTGCGGGACCAACACCGGCAGAGCCGGTGGCAGTCAAACGAATCGCTCTTACATCAGAACCAGCCATGTTTACCTCCTATTACGCGAGGTTGTTGTTTTGCTGGTACAAGATAGTAAAACGTACTTCTCCAGCATTTGTTGCCGCAGAAGCCGTAACGGTCAAACGAATGTCCGCAGTTCCTGTGTCTTCCCACGCTAAGGTGCCGCCAGCTTCCGTAGTCGGATACTTACGACCCGCGGTGGTTCCGCTTGCAAAAGTGTTTAGAATGGTGGCTGCACCGCCTACCGTATCACCAACACTCAAGTTGGTAGAGGCGTTTGCTGCGGTGATTACATCAATCACACAATCAATAATTTGTGAGTTTGCTGGAATAACAACATTCGTAACTTGAGCCGCTACCGCACCGCCAGAAAGATCGACGGCAAAAGTCTGCGCCATTACGACTTGACCAGTGTTTTTGATGTTTGTACCGAGGGAAGTACCCGTGGTTGCTTTGATGGTTCCAGCTTTAATAGGGCCGGAAAAAGTTGTAGTACCCATATGTATCTCCTGTCGTGGGTTATGTCAGCCGTACCATACGGCTGTCAGGGATATTGACAGGATACATTATTACCGAAAAAAAAGAAAGGGGCAACTTTCGTTACCCCTTCCAAGTCTAAAGGGAGGAATCAGTATGAAACTGGCAACCCCTTTATAGCACGGTTTACGCTCCGGGTGTACCGAAAACTGAACGCCAGTCCGATACTCCGAAAGAGTAACGTTCTCTAGCCTTGAAGCGCATGTTGCCGGTGTCAAAGTCACCTTCCATTGCCGTTTTAATTGGCGAACGGTTGAAGAATTTGAAGCCGTTAGGCGCATCAGTCTTGATGAAGTATGCGTCTGAGTCAGTCAGGAAGTGGTTAACCACCGCTCCATCCGGAATCATACCCATATTCTTCATGGCGTTGTTGTCGTTGTCAGCAGTGCCCGAACGCAGGTTTGAGTTCAAAACTCGTTCTGCGATGAACTGAAGCTCTTTAGGAATAATAAGCTTCATGCCGCGTACAGCGATTTTCAGACCACGCTCATCAGTAAGACCAGCAATCTCAATCAGCATCTGCTCAAGCGAAGTTTCGTTGAGGTCAGCCGCTGTGGCGAGAAGGTTGCTCTGGTTACCAGACAAGCTTGGGTGCGCGTTTGAACACAGTGCTGCACCGTCACCAATTGCAGAAGCACCCGCTGTGAACGCATTGTTCAGGATAGCGGCAGCTTTGATCTGCTTGGTTTGAGCCATTGAACGAGCCAATGCCTTGGTGTAGCGCGATGCAAGACGATCATACAGATTGTCTTCAATTGCTTCCTCAGTGATTGAGAATGCCAGCGCAATGGTTTCGTGTGTGTAACGAGCAGTGTATGTTTCTTGTGCATCGTCAAAGCTGATGGCAGTGCCTTCACCTTTTACGGGTGCCGTAGAAAAACCACCGAGCATAACTTCCTCTTCAAAGGCTCTGTCCGAAGACTCCTCTTCAAAGATTTCTCCATGCTCGTTCTCATAACGGTTGTATTCCAGCCCGAACAAAGCGTTAAGGCCGGGTTCTAGCTCTTTCGCTAGTTGACTTCTTGAAATAGCCATTAGTTAAACCCTCCTTAAATGCCCGTCGAAGTCGCAGTTGTCTGCGAATCGAAACGGCTGGTTGGTGCGTTGAAATGAGCGTTTAATCGCACAATCAATGGAATACCAGCAGCAGTGTAATCACTGTTTGCTGCGTCATCCATAATTCCTACGATACGAAGCGGTAGCGTCGCCGTAGTGTTGATTGTTGAAACGCCCAAGGCGGATGTTGAACTACCGTTGTCGGTAGAACCTGACCTAGCAGATGTGCCAAGTGACGCATTCGCGAAGACTGCGGCTTGAGCAGTTGCTCGGTCAGTCAAAGTGGCGTCAGACGCTACTTTAAACAGTTGGTTTGGATTGTCAGCTACAAACGCTTTCACAGGGTGATTTGTGTCAACGCTCACAGAGTTTGATCCGGGCCAGTAGTTAATGAAAACCGGTTTCTTGGAAACCGAATCGACGTACTCCACCCCCATCAGGACACCCAATGCTTGCGTAGTACCACCATTGGTAGCACCCGCTTGGTCAATAACGCCTGCGGCCAAAGGCACACAGATAGCGTATTGATAAATAGCATTGGTGTTATTGGATGCGATTTCGTACTGAGTTACCCCAGTAGAATTGGTCGCAGAGCCATTAAGCCCGATAGGACGAAGACCATAGGCAGTATTTTGATTTGCCATTTTAGTTTCTCCTAATTAGGGCAGCCCTACTTTTTTGGGCCACCGAAGGTTACACGAGATTGACGATCAGCATTGCTGATCCTCATAGTTGAGTGTGCATTCTCACGCATCATATCGTGGTCAACTGCTTCCATTTGGTCCCGACTACGCTTATTAAAGTAGTCAGTCCTCTCTTCAACAGTTTCTAACGGTATTCTGGCAAGAAGCAATCCGCCGACTCCAAAGACACCTTGATATTTACCTGATTCCACAACTGGCGATTCAAAATCAGGATACTCGTCCTTACGGACCAATTCCCAACCTTCACGCATTTTGGCACTGATGTTTTTTGTATCATCAAATCCACGCGTTTCTGCGCGAATCCAGCGATGCTTAAACCCATCAGGGGCAGGTGGTGCTTCTAGCATTGACGGGGGAGCCCAAGGCTTACGAATTGCCTGCTTCTCCCTAGTTTCGTTGGCGCGAGAAGTTCTCTTTATGGCGGAACCCATCTCTTTATCTTGTTCTGTCATAATTTTTACTCCTTCACGTATTTCGCATATTCTTCAAGCGGCACACCCAATTTCTTCGCTATCGCGACTTGGCTAGGGGTGAGTCTAACCTTTTTCCCACTGCGCCCAGATGTACTTCTTTGGGCTCCTACAACCGTCTGAGCGGGTCGTCTGTTAGAAGCCGTAGCACCCGTATTAAACTTAGAAGCAATACGGTTGTCTAATTCAGTATAGTAGTCATCGCTCTGCGGGTCAAATCCTTCCTCCTCCACCAGTTTCTTATGAATACCAAAGGCTGCATAAGTCATGGCTTCGTCGGACCCAAACCAACTGTTTTTAAGAGCCCACTGTTCCGCTTTAGGGTCAGGTCTCTTAGGCTGCTGGGCAGGCATTGGTTGACGTACTTGTTGTTGTGCCGCCGCTTGTGCTTGTTGTTGCGCACGGGCGGATTGCGCTTTTGCTTGTGCTGCGCGGTCAGCTTGAATAGCTAAAGCTGTTAAATTTCGTTGCGCGGCTACTGTAGCGGCGCTATCACCAATCTCAATGGCTCTCGCAAGCGCAGCTTCTGCTTGCTCCATTTGAGTAGTTACGCGATTGGTATATTCAGACACGTAATTAGTGTCCAAAGCTTGCATACGCTGTTTTATTTGTTGAGACTCGTTTTGTACGCCTTGAGCGTATTTTATAGCCTCTTGCTCTCGCCGTTCGGCTTCGCGCATCTTTTTTGTAAGCCGGTCAATTCGCTTTTGCGTTGCGGTCTCGGCTTTTTGAAACTGATCGTCACTACTATCAGTCTCTCTGGATTCTAGTTGATCCTCATTAACCTCTACTTCGGTTTCTTGAGCATCCTCCAAGTCTAGTTCGACTTGTTCTTTCTCGGCTTCTGCCATCACAATCTCTCCTTATGTTAATTGGTGAATATCTTCTGGGTCCAAAATGGTAGACAGGATTTCGTCGTCGTTAAGAATACGAACCTCACCGCCATCAATTTGGAACCGTGACCCGGCGTAACGTGCAAACAAAACCCATTGTTTTGCTTCACACCATGGGCCTGATGGGAACTTTTCTTTGTCCGCATAGGCTAACGGGCCAACTTTTAGAACGTATCCAACCTGCGTGGATACCTGACTTTTTTCTTGAACTTCCGTAGGCAAGAAAATACCACCTGCGGTTTTTGCTTTACCTTGATAAGGAAGAACTAAGATTCGCCAGCCGGTTGGTTCCGGCATTCTGTCAAGAAGGGATTTACCAATTGCCTCTGGATTGAGACGTGGTTTTTCTACATACGCATCAGCCAAGTTTGGCTTATCGTCTTTTTTGATTGGTTCTGACGGACCCGTTTTTGCTTGCATGTTGAATGCTGCATTTGGTGCCGCAGACAAATCAATTTTTGTTGATTTAGTCATTAGATCGCTCCTGTTTATCTAGCAGGCCCTTGAGTTCCTGTTCCACGTGATTAAGACATTCTAGGTTGCCCATAAGCTCACGATACTGCTCCATAGATTTAACGTTCCCATAGATCATTAAATCCGTCACCGATTGACGCCTTTCTCTCAAGATTCGAAAGACCGCTTCGGCTATATAAATGTCATCCATTCACTTCTCGCATAATATCGAACAATGTCAGATATTATCTTAGCACGTCCTATACCCTTAACACAATTCAAAATGTGGGGCATCAATAAATGGACGCCTACCTTGCGAACGACGAAGGTCTACATAAGAATTCATGGCGTCTTCCATAGTACCGTCCCACTCACGAATGTCCGGTATGTGCCATGCAGCACCCCAGCGAACTCCGATACCAGCGGCTTCGGCACCCTCTTTCATAGCGTCCGCTATTTCGTCATAGACATTGAGTTCCCACGATCCACGCGAACCAATATAGGCCATGAGGTCTACGGCGTGGCCGTCGAGGTGTTTAGATTTCATCGTTTTACTTGCGCCTTTTGCAACAAGTGCTTCTTGTTCTTCCATAGTACGGAGACCACAGATCACACCAAAATCAATTTTTGTGACGGCAATGGCGTAATCGACAACCGCAATTAAACCGACATCTACCCCCTCTAAATTGCCTTGGCTACGGTTAGATAATTTAAAACTCATTTGGTAAGCCCTTTCGCTTTTTCGAATGTGCGTAAACCGCCCAATCCGAGCATACCCAGAAGTACAGTCATCAGGCTGTCCATGTCAAACGCGGGTAGTTCGGGTGGTTCAACCCCCGCGTAAGCAAAGCCAAAAGTAATCATGGGTACAAAAACAAAATGCCAGATCATGGCAAACGAAAGGCCCCAGCCAAGGAATGGCCGCCAGCCTGCAATAAAGACGCTTCGGTGTTGCGCCTCCATTTTATTAACTTCTAACTGGCCCATGTTTGCTTCATGGGCCTGCTTTTCTGCCATAGTGGCTATCTCATGAGCCAACTTAGCTTTTTCATCCGCATCGGGAATGAACTTGTCCAGAAGACCTGTGACTGGACCAATTAACGATTGTAACATGGGCACCTCCTGCGATTTCCCGCATTAAGTCTTATACTTATTATAGCTTTAAATAAAGAAAAAAGGTTACTTTGTATTAACCAGCCAGCCATTTAACCCACACCATCAATAAAATAAAACCTGATACGCACATGGAAACTGCTATGAAAATACCAAAATACTCCATGTTTTTAGCTTTTTTTCTTTTTCTTTCTTGTTCCTCTTCTCGGCGTTTTTTACGTGCTTCAACTTGATAGCGAATCCAATCCTCATGCAATCCGGGCCGACCATAAAGTTTCATCATACTGGTCAGTTCTTTTTCAATTTCGTTGATTTTTTCAAGAGCCATAAACTCTTCAAAATCATTTTCTGTTTTGCCGCCTAAAACAGATAAGACGCTTTTCTTTTTCTTGTCGGCGCGGTTTTTTAAGTCTTCTTTTGCGCTAACCATTTGCCCGATAGCGCCCATGGCATCGGACAGGTCACGACCGTTTGCGACAAATTGTTTTAAAACATTAAATCCAGCGTTAAACGCAGCTAATTCTGCTATCAATTTGGTTGCCCCCGTTTGTTACATTAACCGCCGCCAGCGAGTGAACCAATTCCCCCTTGGGTCTCTGGTCGTTGGAAAGGATTAGGCGCGACAGGCACTGTTTGTTGTGCGCCCGTTAAACCAAAACTACTCGCCGCCCGAACATTCGGTACAACATATGGCTGCGTAACATCAATTGGTGGTACATCCTCACCAGTATTATCACCCGTATCATCAACACCTAAATTACCTACCGGATCAACCGGGGGTACATAGGTTCCCGCAGGTATATTGGGAATGTTAATATTGCCGATGCCGATTCCCCCGGCAAAATCAAAGCCGTTGGGATACTGCTCGTAGAAATTGTTTAAACCTGTTAATTGCTCTGGAGTCATTTCGCTAGTGTCAATGCCACCGGGAATAAACGGATAAGCGTTGTCCGGGACCGGGTTGTCATTTACCGTTGGGTTGTAGACATCATTACCACCGCCATCAAACATATAGTCCGTGTCTCTAAAGTCCATACCTTCGCCTGAACCAAGAAAGCCGAACTCATCCATGTTCAACCGATTAATAGCATCCAACTGGTCTTGGCTAAGAACCGGCGTGTCCGGCGTAGCGGGAACATTGTCTGGCGTCGAACTTACGGTTGCCGCGGGCGTTTCTACGGGTTCTGTCAAAAACGTATTACCCAAGGTTAAACCGGCATCAAAATTAGGGGTAAAGCCCCCCACGTCAGACAAATCAAAATCTCTCATACCGGAAAGATCAAGGCTGCTCAAATCAAAACTATTACCGTCAGGTAACGGAATGCTTCCTTCGGCTTGTACCGCAGGTTCCGGCGTTGGTTCAACAGTAGGTTCCGGCGCAAGCGCCACCGGCGGTGTTTCAATAAATCCGCCAATACCAGTCGGCATACCGCCTCTAAAGTCTTCTCCAAAATCTTCTCGGATTTGTGCAATGATTTCAGGGTCAATTACAGGGGGTGCCGCAGGCGCAGGCGCGGGCGCAGGTTGTACTACCGTAGGAGGCACTTGAACCGGTGGCGGAACAACCGCTTCTGGAGGCGCTTCCGGCAAACTACCAATACCCTCAAACCTAGGAGGCGGTTCCCTCACTATTATTTCGGGAGGCAATTCAGGCGGCAACGACGGGAGGACTGGCGGCGCTACCGGTTGCGGAGCAGGTTGCATAACCGGTGGAGGAACTTCTACTGGCGGCGCTACAGGAGGTGCAGGTGGCGCAGCCGGAATATTAAACTGTTGTTGTATTTGCGCCAAAACCTCTGGTGAAATTTGTGGGATAACAGGGGGCACTGCCGGTGCGGGAGCAGGCGGCGGTGCTACAGGAGCAGGCGGCGGTGCTACAGGTGTTGGTGCAGGAGCTACTTGCGGAATGGGCGGAGGAGGTGGCGCTACCGCA